CTCTACTTCTGCATTTAAAGCTACATCTTGTTCAGTATATGACCTATCATTTTGTTCATATCTGTCCATATCTGCTTTAATTATCTCATTAGCATAATCCCTAGCAGCTCTTACAGTTTCACCCTGAATTTTTATCTGCAGTTGTACGTTCTAATTATATCTAGCTATAATACTAGCTAACGATGGAGCATCTTTCCCATTCTGCTCTGCTTCACTAGTCTACTTATCTATTATAGTTTGTTGCTCTTCTGGAGTAAGTTGATCCCAATTTCTGATATTAAAATCTATCTGCCTGTTCTGATTATCTTTTACCACAATACCATTCTAATATGCAGATCTTCTATTAACAGCTTTATGTAACAAACCAGTAAGTATAGCCTTATCTGCAATAGCTTGATCTATTTCTTTATTGGTAGATAAACCAAATATATCTACCATAGCTTTGGCATTAGGAATATTCTTTACCTCTTTTTCTAAAGATTTAGAAATTTTATTTATGTAAGAAGCTATAGCTGCTATATTCTCATTAGTTACATCTAAACCATTCTTTTTAGCTTCACTAACAAATTTGTCCATATCCTTTAACTACCTTCTCAACCTACTATATACAGTCTAAGTGGCAGTCAGGTTTCTAACCTTCTTTATAGCTGCTACCAGTTCGTCTTTACTATTGTTCCAAGATAACTTTTGCTCTTCTGTTAACCCATTCCAGTATTCATCTACATTAGAATTAAATGCAGTTGCATTTTCTTCATCATTAATCTTTAGTAAATTCTACAAATTAGCGTCTGCCTCTTTTGTTTTTTCATTGTATATTCTCTCATTATCATATGCTTTAATCGCATTTTTAACGAAAATTTTATGTTTATCAGATCCTCTATTTATATTTAAATCTTCTAGATTAGTATTAACGGATGGATTATAATAAATAGATTCTATAGTTTTTGCTTTAACTATATCTTCATCTATATCTTCTTGTGTAAGACCTTCCGGAGTAAATCTATCTTTTATATCTACTAGATTATTCAATATATCATCTGTATACCCTTTCTTTACTGCATCAAACCATCTATCTACCTTAACATCGTTTTCTCTGTTAGATATATCATATGCAGCCATATTGCGAAGCATGTTATTTGACTTCACATTACGTATCATTTGGTATCCGTCAGAAATAGCTGTAGCAGGACCTCCCATTACTAAGCCTATTAAAGCTCCAATTTTCATGTTCTGCTCAAGTTCTTTATCATTATTTAAAGCATCGTCTGGATGTAACCCCATAAGAGCTAAGTTGGCTTCAGCACCGTATTTAAAATTCTTTAAAAAAGCATCTATTAAAGTTAATTCTCCGCTATTATATGAATTCTATAACTGATAATCTTTTTGTATAAGATACTGCTGACCTTCTTCAGTTCCTTCTGAAAAAGCTGTTATACCTAGTTTACCGCTCATTTTGCCCATAGTATTAAATAAGTCTTTATACTTATTAGCTTTGAAAACATCTTTTCCAGCTATGGTATAAAGAGCTTTATTTATTCTATTATCTATAAACTTACCTCCTAAGTTTAAGGCTTTTGTTACTCCAGTTGCTTTAGAAATTCCTTTAGCTACGTCTTTAAAACCTTCTTTTGCAGACTTTATTGCCAGTTTGCCTCCATAAGAATACAAGCCCATATCCATTAAATCCCATAGACCTAACGCCATATTAGATTGTTCTACATCACGCAATCCTAAGTAAGCATCATACTTGGCTTTCTCAAAACTAGGGTCATCTGTATTGATATTGTACACTAACATTTCCTCTAATATCTGTGGAACAGTTAATTCTTGTACATTTATTCCCCTAGCTTCTAACCCCTAAGCTCCTTTGGTTAATATGGTTTCTGGATTAATATCTCCTTTTTCCATCTAACCAACCAAGTTAGATAGATATGAGTCAAAGATTTCAGCATTTGTTTCCTATGTTCTTTGATAGTACTGATTCCCAGCATTGATAGCAGCTTCAGTCAAAGTAACTGCAGCTGAAGCATATGGAATACCTCTTTTACCTAATGCTTTAGCTGTTAATCCAGCTAATCTACCAAGAGTAGCAGTTTCTATAGTAGTAGCAAACTCTCCCATTGATGATCCTATTTGTGGAAGAGCATATAAGTAAGATCTTGGTTCAGTCCATTGAAACTCGTTATTATTTACTTTTTCTCTAAATACTGGGTCAATAGCATCAGGATCAAAGAACCAACTACCATTACGTAAGGTTTCTTGTTTATCTCTAAGTTTTTGAGTTTTTACATTATGACTGGTATTATTATCTTCTTCTAACTGATTAAGTTTAGCTATTATGCCACTTCTATCTGGATTATTAGATACTTCTTCATTTCTAATAAAATTCACAGCATCACCATATCCTTTATTAACATATTCGCTTATTTCTTCTGCACTATTATTAAAAGATAAAATATTGTCTAAAGCTATAGTAAATCTATTCCATAAAGGAATATTGCTTACATTAACTGAAGTTACGTCTTTTGGAGCTTCCGCTTTTTCAGCCAATCTAATATTACTATTGGTAAGAGCTAAGGATCTATCTGTTAATTCACCTAATAAGTTGATACCGCGATATTTTTTTTCACTATACGTAGCTCCTCCAACTTTAGGAACTTTGTAGTACATAGATATAAGATCTTTATTTGATTTAGTTATCTAATCAAATTTAGCGAAATCCTATGATAGTGTGTCCCATATTTTTTGAGCTCCTTCCTCATCTCCCTACTTAGCTAATTCATAAGCTTGTTGTCTTCTGGTTTCATAATCTTTAACAAAGGCAAAATCATTTAGATTCTTTACTTCGTTTTTTATTATATTACCTTTCAGAGAACTTATATTGGTTTCTACAGCTTTTTCTATAGTAGATTGTATTAACGGGGTTCTATACAAATCTTGTATATTATTAGCCAATGAACCTAACACAGGATTGGCAGCAATACTCATAAATCTTGCGCCCTTATTCCACCAAGAAGTATCCTTATCTTTAGTTTCTTCTTGCTGCTGATACTGATATTTAACTGCATCTTTATTGTAAAGATCGGTATACCCCTTTTCTTGAACATACTGGTTATATTCTGCAGCTTTCTACTTTCTATCTGACGCTCCATCATTAGTAGTTACACTGTCTCTTACATTAAATGTAGAACTAGTTAATTTACGAGCTCCTAATCTTAATCTGTTATCTTCCATATCAATTGTAACCAAGGTATTTATATGCAGACTCTACAGCCTGTTGGTATCTTTCTTTAGAACCTAATTTTCTTACTTTATCTTCATATATCGCATTTCTACTAACTGTAGCTTCACTACTGCCAGTCTCTATAGGATATAGACCTTCAACTTCAACGTATAAGTCAGATTTGTCTATTTTTTTTCTTTTCAAACCTTTTTCTGTAGTACCGCTTAACACTTCACCAGTTTCTGGATCATATTCTTGTTTAATTGTAATTTCTTCCTAATCAGATATATCTCCGAATGGTACTACTTTACCAATTGATGCTACATTTTCTATATTCATTCCAATATTGCGTAGATCTTTCATAGATACATAAACTTTTCTTCTATGATAAATATCAGCTATATCTCCTACAGTACTTCCTGCATCTTTTATAATAACATCTCTAAACTTATTACTATACCAAGCTTCTTGAAATCTTACATTGTTAATTAGAGATTTTTCAAATGTATTTGCACTTTTACTTCCTTTCTTTGCAGCCGGATCGAGTAGTGCTTGTTTAATATACTGTGGAGCACCCATATCATACCCAATTATTCCAGTAACAAAATCATCCCCGAGCACCATATTACCTGTTTCATTGGATACTTTAAATCCCTTATTCATAGTGCCTTCCCCTCCTTCTGACAAGAATATTTCACCAGCATTTGGAGATAAAGGACTCTGTATATTATCTAATACTGTTTTGGATTTCTGTCTTGGCATACCTTTTGCAGAATTAAATATTTTATCAACATTGACAGTCATATTCTGCATTGCTTTTTCTATTACATCTGGAGTTATACTACCATTTCTAATCTATTCTCTTTCTTCTGCCGACAATCCTCCAAATTTAGCTAGCATATTTCTATTGGTAGTAGATTCTACTATGGTGGTTAAATCTGGTAAACCTTGAGGAACTGTACTACCCGAACCGCCTCTTCCTGCATTTTTCAACTCTTGTATGTATGACGGATCTACTTCATAGTCTGGTCTAATAGTTCTATCAATTTGTGACTATGCTATCATATCAACAAATTGACTTTTAGCCGCTTCTACATCTCCTCCATTTCTTCTAATAAAACTTTCATAATATTTTCTACCCTGAGGAGTGTCTATAAGGTCATTAAACTTAGCTGATGCAACCTAATATAAGTCGTCCATGTTATTACCACTAACTATATATCTAGTTCCATTAATGTATTTAGTACCTAAGAATCCTCGTTTTAAATCATTAAAGTATGGAGTACTCAACTCATTTGCATTCATAAATGCTACAGGAGTAATATCATCGAACACTCTTCTTTTATCTAATGTATTATAGTTAGGTATGTCAGAATCATCCCATTCTTTATTATACCTTCCTTCAGCCATCATTTTAGATCTTGTTTGTAATCCAAGTCTTAGGTTATCTGCACTTTCTTTAAGCAAACTTAATGAAGAATAATCTATATTATTTATTAATGATTGTAAACTAGACCTAAAAGAAGCATCTTTCAAAGCATCTGGGTTAGATACCATTTGATTTATAGCATCCTGTATATCCTGTCTACCAGTAGTAAGATTATAATAACTTTGAGTATCTACTGCAGATGGTGATCTAAATTCTCCAAATTTCTGTAACTATGCTCCAAATTGTTGAGCAGCTCTATCCATTTCTTCTTTCTGCGCTGCACCAATTCTAAACAATTCTCCAAAATTAATTGGAGCATAAGTATTAATAAACTAAGCCTATGCGGCTTGATCGTACATATTTGCTGCCATATTATCTTCTAAATTTGTTCATTAAGTTAGAATAATCTGCTGTAGTATATACAGACTCTAAGAAAGGAGCATATGCATCCAATATAGCCATATCTCTAGATCTTTGATTATTCATTAACCTTCTGTTTTGTGCATAATTACTTATCTGTGATAAAGCTTCTCTGTTAATATTTCTAGCTGCTGCTCTACTTCTAGCATTCAAATCAGTAGACATGTTACGAGCAGATACAAATTGCTGTCCTAAGTTATTGAGAGTATTTGCGTATTCTCCTTTATATTGATTCTCAATATTACTCTTCTGTGAATATAAATCTGCTATAGCTTTATCTGCCGCTACTTGACTTTGTAATCTGTAAGCCATACTAGCTCCTGTATTTGTATTAGATTGAGAAGCATTATAGTCTGATATAGCTCTGTTTTCTCTGATAGCTCTTCTAGCTGGAGTGATATCGTATTTTCTACCAGCCATAGTACTAAGTATTTGACTAGAATATGGATTATAAACTGTATCAAAACTTTCTGCAGTAGTCCCTAGGTTAGATAGTACTGGAGTTAAAGCTGCTAAATCTGTCAATCCTTGACCTAATTTTCTATATTTTCTGGTAGTTCCACCATCCTCGAATCTATTTATAGATTGATTTTTAGAACTCTTTATAGATTCTTGTAGATTAAATAATTGATCATGAATCATTTGATCATTCATCTAATTCAATTTGGCTGAATTCTCAGCATATTTATCTTTGCCTTTGCTTTTCTTTTTAGACATCATTCTTTTACCCATTTGTGCAAATGTTTCTTTACTTCCGGGCACTTTCAAAGTATCACTTAATATTCTACTGCCTTCCGGAATATTTACTAAATTACTATCTGTAGGTTTACCTTCTTCTGGTACTTCTAATATACTACCATCTGGAGTATTAATAAGTTCACCATCGTCTACATAAGCTAGACTAGAAGTAGTACCACCGTATGCCATCGTATCTACAGATTGATCGTATGTCTCATTCCAATCTGCATTTAACAGTGCACTATTCTGTAATGCAAATCTATTACCCAGTACTCTTTCTTTTTCTCTTCTGTACTTTTCTCTAAGACCTTTGTTCTATACAGCTCCTTTAAATCCAGTACCTAATGTAAGAGTAGGATCTTCATAGAATCCGTTTACTTGTACTTTACCACTTTTACCTATGGAACCAACTACAGCTCCACCTATTCCACCAACAACGGCTCCAACAGGTCCTAACGCTGCTCCCATTTTAGCTCCGGTAGCTGCTCCCTTAAATACACTCTATACAGATTCTTTAGCAGCTTCTCCACCAGTAGATGCATTAGAATCACCTCCTACTAGAGTTAACATATCACCTGCTCCACCTATCATTCCACCTGCTACTCCCATTATATTAGGACTTGTACTAGGATTATACGGTTGTGTTTGTATAGGATTTCCAGATAATTTCTATGGAACTTGAGCAGACATTGCAGGACTAATAGGTTGCAAAGGATTGCTAGTTATATTCTAGTATCTTGACTTTATATAGTCACTATTAAAATTATACCCGCCCGTTTGGTATTTATTTATCTTATTCTTCTTTTTCATTATACTAATGAGTATCTATATGTTGTATTAATATTAGGGAGAGTAAAGTTGTGTTGTTCTCCACAATTCAAAGTAAGATCACATATTAAGTACTTACCTCTTAATCTACCCGGATACGATAACGTATCATCACTATTCTATTCTCTACCTATAGCAAATCTATATGTATTTTCTCTATGATCTATAGCATAACCACCATTTACATAATCCTAAGTAATAGTACCTACTTGATCTGTAGTTCTAAATGTAGCATCAGTAAGCATTCTCTTTATGTCTCTAAACTAACCACTAAAGAATACATTGTCAAATGTCTTAGTATATAGTATATCTTTATTAATAATATACTGTATCTTACACTCCATTACATTTAACGCACGATCTTCGGTTTGCATCACTTTATTGTCTTTGATATATAACAACTTGTCAGAAAATTTCAAGTGACCAGCAGGATTCTCAGTATAGAATGAAGTAAAACTTTGGGTATATTCATTATATACTAGTGTCTTAGTATTGAAACAAAATCTAACTTCGTTGAATTCATTATCATAGAATGAGTCATGAACTACAAAGTTGGGATTTGCGTTCAAATAAGTCTATACTCCTTTCTCTTTAGACAACTTATGTATAGTATCAGAGAATTGGCATAACTCATTTTTATCTCTATCATGCCAATATAATGCAAAGTCAGAATTAGTTATACTATTGTCGTTTATAACAGATGATCCATTACCAGTAGTAATATAATCATACCTTGTTAATATACCACCAGTACCTAAAGTAAGCTCACTAATATTATTATCAGTAATAAGAGATCTATCATTTACAGATGCTATTCCAAATGCGCTATCTTGCCAAAAGAATAGTTTATCATTAAATGATTTAAGATTCGTTATCTTACCATACTGATTATCTACATCTAGGTAATCTGCAAACTTAAACTGTAACCAACTATCTGTTACTTCATTATTAATCTTAGCTTGTGAATATACAATTCTATTTATATTATTAGCATTAGTTATTGCATAAGCAGATTCAGTAACATATTTCTTTGCATCTCCTTGAACAGAATATGCATCATTATATGCATAATATGGTTTAGTTTGCTTGTTATAATTGCCTAGTGTACCTCCATCTATAGTAGTACCTAAATATGGATTAGTATAATCATCCATACCTTCACAGCTACGACTAGTAGTTTTACCATATTGTAGTGCAAGATTAATACTACTTTCTACTGGTATATAGTCTGTACAACTTATCAACGATGCTCTATAATCTCCATTACCCGGATCTGGGAATGCGTTGGCAGTCCTATGATCATGAACGCCAATAAAAGTATCACCACCATATACTAAAGATTGACCACCACTGGGTCCTATTGTAGTAAATGAATTAGTACTAATATATGTAGAGTTAGTTCTAGCTATGTAACTATTACCACCATATGGTATGTTACTAAGTTTTATATTTACTACTGGTAATTCAAACCATGCCTTATTCAAGAATATATCCTAAGAACCTATTACACTTGTTATATTGTAATTAGCTTGTATTACACCATCTACTCTATGAAACTTAGGTATCTTGGTAAAATCTCCATTCAATACTGCACAATAACCAAACGGACCTGCTCTACGTGCTCCATTGTTATCTCCATCACTATTGTGGATATGACCTAAGTTCAAATAGTTGATATCACCAATAGTTCTATAGTACTGCATCTTCTCTGCCATGATATTTCCTCCTGCCATAATTGGTGGAAATATTGAGTTATTATTAATATCAACAGTTAATCTACTTTCAGATATTGCAGTATTATGTAGTATGTATCTTTTACCTATCAAGTTAGATATAGAGTGTACTGTTTGTTCTGTAGCAAATTCTTCAGATGCTATTACAAAACCATTCACATCACTATTATAACAACCTATGAGTTTTGATTCTGTTACTCTATCTGATGAGAATCCCCAGTTTGTATTATTAGGAGTTATAAAATATTTATTTGAATATATATTTGCTCCATTAGCTGCTCTGTACCAATATCCTTTACTTGCTATTGGGTGTAAGTAATATAATAATTCAGCATGAGCATTCTTAAGTTTGCCAACCAAACTTTCACCAGTTATATCCAATTCAGGACTTATGAATGTGACATAATACTTTGTTACTCTATCATTAAAGAATGTAGAAGATTGCTCAGCATATATTTCTGTCATTCTACCAGCTTTAGTATACTTAACTGGTATATCCTGATCTGTATATCCAAGTGGTATCCTAGGTCTATAACTATTATCTGGCTCATCACCTTTGTTTATATACTTATATGGATAGTTAGTTATCTCTGATATAACTCCTTGCATCAATACAGTTCTATCATCAACTGTACGTCTACATCTTACTATTTCGTATGCTACAGCTCCTTCTGGTACATTAGATACTTCAAACTGTAATCCTAATGCTTTACCAATAAGATTTTCTCCTGCAAAGAAGGTTGGGTACTCGTGAGCGTTAGGCATCCTAATATCTCCAATCCAACTAACATTAGATGGAATACTTTTATTGTTATAGAATACAATACCAAATCTATATATCTCATCTCTCTAATATCCTCTGAAATTAGCATCAATATATGGATCTGCATAATTCATCTATCTAGAATACTCTGGAATACTACGATTTATTGATGTATCCTTCAGTCCATCTAGGAAATAGAATGTCATAGAAGATGTAGTCTGAGGAAGTACTTGAATCTTAGCATAGTCATGACCTTCTGTTGCAGATGTATTCATAGACTACATGGTATCCATAGTAAGCTCAGTATAAACAAATCTATAGTTTACATTTATACCACTACCACCTAGTATTCTAGCACCTCTTTCAACCTTATTACTATACTGTAGATTATCATTAGCAGTTGGCTGCCCCTTCACAGAGTTATATGGATTGATACAATCGTGTTCAGGATCTATATCTGATAATATATTCTTCCATGCTGCAGAACCATACTCTGGTAACATTACATCAATATCATTCTGACCACTAGCTGATTTGAGTATTAATCTACCTTCTTTAGTACATCTATAAGCTCTAGCATCATAGTCAGTTCTCCAAGTATTTTCTTTAATACCAGCAGCAAATAATCTATTATCTTTCTTTTCAATAGTAGAAGCTACAAATGAATTATTTGTTAAAGAATTCAATTCTTCTAAAGTAATAGTATTAATAGGTGCTCCACCTAAATCCTCATATTCAATACTAGTTGCACTACCAGATGATTTGATCTCAGCTATGACATCTATTGTAGGTAATTTTGTATTATCGTTATAGAATATTCTAAATATTCTACAGTTATTATAGAAGCTATTATAGTTTATACCAGTAGTTTTATCTACTAGATCAATAGACATCTTAACTGATTTACCAGTAGATACTTCTTTATCTAAACCGTGATATTCATTCAAACTGCTAGAGGTGTTACTATCCGTTAAATGTACTAATCCACTACAAGGAGACATAATAGTATTTGATCCTCTGACATTAAATAACTGATAGACATACTGTACAGTACCAGACTACAGATTACCAGAACCCAAATCTACTATTTTAGGAGGACTAAGTAAAGAGCTAGGTGTTAAGTCAAGGATACTAAGATCTTTAATATTACCTTCACTATCTAACAGATCATTTGTAACACCAGGTTCATATACATATTTATTATCCATGATATTTAATACTCTAATAGGAGTATTACCGTTTGTTATGTATATCTTAATGTTATTCTCAGCCTCATAGTTAGCTACTATTTTAACTCTATTAGTTTTACTATATTGCAGTTTACCTTTTATTATTACAGTGTTCTTTAGAGGTAGATTATTATAATCAGATACTCTATATACTCTATTTATGTTTTTACTATCTACAGTAAGAATAACAGCATACTTATCTACAGTAACAGCATATAATACAGTTTCATCATCTGATATAAATCCGCCACCATCTACTGGGTGAATATTCTAAATATTTTGCAATACTCCACTAGTACCTTCAGTATCAGTAATGATTCTGATGTTCTCAGCATATCTATACTGATTCTCAGGTATTGCATGAATATCAATATCCATATTCATACCACCTACGAAACTGTTAGTTTGTAAAGTATTTGTCATAATCTATTCTAATTATATATTATTTGTTCATCTCCAGTAGTAGCAAAGAACGTATCATGATCATCAAACTCTGTATATAACTTATGCCAATCATTCTTGATAGATTCTATTTCATCTACACCCGGCATCATAGCTTCTGCGTAAGCCTGTCTACGATAGAAGTTCCATGAGTTCTTCATATCATAGTATATGTTTTGATTCAGTTGTCCTTTTAGGTACTTAGGATAAGATAACTTCATGGCTACATACCAAAATATGGCTTCGAAATAAGAAGGATTATCTGGTATCATAGGCATACTATCTTCATCAGTAATGATGGCATGATAAGATATCTTAACCCAACCACAAGGAACATTTACTGTAATATAACCCGGTTTAGTAGAGTATTGCAATGATCCATTTAATGATGCAGGATTACCTACTATAAGTCTACCATTTACACTAGGTATAGTATATTGGTTTACTAAAGCACTTAATGTCTTTTTAACATTAGGATCGGAGTTAATGATATCTAATGCAGATCTATCATCTATAAGGTTATATAGATTCTTTACTAAAGGTATAAGAGCATTATCACCTATTATCATATTAGGATCACATTTGTCACATTTGGTATAAACACCAAAAGAGTTGGTAACCTTTCTCATGGGTAACCAACCACAACTATTCTCAAATGAGAATGCTACCTAATTTAATCTGTATAAGTCACATGGCAACTTTGCCTAATAACCTATTACAGGAATATTTTCTACTTTATGTTCTAGTTGCTATATAGCACCTATCTTTTCCATAGCCTCACCAATCCACTCTCGCACATCTGTAATTTTGATTTCATCTTCTTTGAGATCAAGATCAGCTATGACCTTTGCTATTACAGCCTTTGAACTAACTAATTTATTGTCTATCATAGCTGTTATTTAATTGTAATATAATCATGTTCTCTATTCTTTATTATCTAAGCTAATCTACGTTTATTAGCTCTAGATGCTACAAACTAATATTTAGTTTTATTAGTTAACAGTGAATCCTTTTTGCTCCAGTAATATCTAAATTTATAGTAGTCACTATGTTCGTTGATAAAGTATACTGCTTTACCTTGTATAGCACTTTCATGATAATCAATTCTTAAGCTCTTATTATCAAAGTTCTTAGGTCTACGTTTCACTATACTTAGATTACCCAATCTGCATGGTAGTTTAAATTCTCTACTATGTTCAATAACCTAGTCTGCTATAAATTTAAAATAGTCTTCTATTATTTGTCTGTACACTTTATAATCAATATCATATACAGTATCTCTTTCAATATTAGATAGGTAGAACTAATAGAAGTCACTTATTGTGTAAGATTTTCTGTGTGTCATTTCTGCTGTTTATAAATGTTCTACATATCATCTCTAGAGTTATTAGTCTCATCAGTAGGCATCTTTGGCATTATATTTAATTCTTTACTAAAGATTAAATCTTTAATAGTTGGTATCATGTGAGCAGGAACTGGGTATGGTCCGTCGGGGTCAAAACATTCTATCAAATCTGCAGGGTTTTCAGCTACTATATCTAACTCAATCCATTCTAATAGATTATTCCCCCCTTCAATATATACTCTGTTATTCTTTAAGTATGCAATATAGTCTTTGCATGTATATTTTCTATACTTTTGATATTTCATTTTAGTCTCAGTGCCTACCTAAATAACATTCCCAAACATATCTCTAACTGCTATTAGACCAGTTCTAAAGTTAAAGTCTACTAATTTAGGTAGTTCTATAGAACTGACATATTCTATATGACCGGGTGTTGTTTCTACTCTATCTAAATGTACACATCTGAGTGTCTATACATACATAGGATTAATATCTCTGCCTTTGTTTAAATCCTGATGGATTAACATGGCGCGATAATTCATAATCCATTGTTCAATCTATATTCTACTTATATGTTCTGACTCAGCTATACCACTATTACGTAATTCTAATAGTATGTCATCTATCAAATTATTAAGTGAATTTAATTTCATATTATTTCATTTTAATGCATTAAATATAATAATAACGTATTTTAAGGCGTTTCTAGCCACTTTACGTAGTAAGTAATACAATAGACCATATGAACTAATAGCGTTTGTTCTTGGGGCTATAAATGAAAAAAGGCTAGTATTAACTAGCCTCATTCATTGCTTTTTGCATATTCTATGGTAACATCTATTTCATCTAAGGTGGAACCATATTACCTGCTTGCTTTATTAATCCTTTTAATTCTGCAACTTGTTCTTGTAATTCTTTTATTCTAGGATCTTCTTGTTTCAAGTTTTCCTCCTAATAATCCAACTACTTGAGTATTGCGTCGCACTTATTCATTTCTTCTTCATACTTAGCTAAAGCCTCCTTCTTTGCTTTGTATTCATTATAATTATTCTTTACCATTGTTATTATCTGTTGTTTATCTGTTGCTATAGTTAAGCCTACAGCTCCATCCGTTACAATAGATTTATTCTCTTCTACAGATAATTTCTTCTATTCACCGTCACACCCTATTGTTATATCAACTAGTTTCTTTCTATTCTAATTCGGTAGAGGAAACTATTGAGGAGGAAGGAGTTCATCATAAACCTTGGATACATTCATTACAGTACCTTTATAATAAGTAGTACTTTTCTTAAACGTTCCAGTTATTTCTAATACATGTATAGGATCTCCTATATTTAATTGTGCAAATGTTATCATAATAAGTATTTGTTAAAGGGCTCTAATAAGAGCCCTTTTTGATTAAAAAATTACGCAGCAGCAGTAGGTGGTATAATATGATTTACAGTCTAGAAAGTACCATTTGATTTATTATAGTAAATAAGATATCTATTACCTGTTGATATTTCTTCTGTAACCATTTGATCACCTGAGCCATTTATAAGAGCTCTAGCTCCTGTAGAAGTAGTAGTTGTAGGACTTACTTGATTAGCTGTTCTAGTAGTATCTATACTTACTAAAGAAGCTGCAGTTACTGTTGTAGCAGGAGTATTTACTATATTAAGTAAAAACATTCCCTCACAAGGAAGTTGTCTCCAGATTCTAGGACAGATACCATAAGTAACAGTATTATTGGTAGTATCAGTGGTAACATATATTGTTCTCAATGAAGGTATACCAAAGTTATCTATAGTTCTTACTCTACTTCTATTAAATGTATAAGGATTAAAATTAAAAAACATAATTACCTCCTATCTTAGCATCCACAGCCACATCCATCAGAGTAACCATTGTAACCATAGCCTGTAAAGCCACCATTACATCCATATGGGTTACAAGTCAGATATGCAGGAACCGGAGTAGGTCTTAACTGATTAACAATGTTAGCAGTTTGAGCTTGCTGAGAAGCAGCCAAAGCTAACTGATTGTTTTCTTGACGTAATGAGTCAATCTTGTTCTGCATTTCACGCATTTCAAGTTGACAGAATTTGTCATTAATTATTTGAGTCTAAGCGTCTATTTTAGCACCCAAGATGTTGAACTGAGTATTAGCGTTGCTTGTCAGAGTATTAGTCTGATTTACAATAGCTAATTGGCTCTCATAACCCTGAGTAGTTATAGCGTTACGTACATCACAGCAGCAAGAAGCCAATTGTGATGCAAGGCTAGCGTTACCACTCTGGATAGCATTTATTACCTGAGCACCAGAAAGTTTAGTGTCACAAGCGATCTGACTTACACTAGTATTAATAGTGTTTAATGCAGACTGTACTGAGTTGATATCGCAATTCAAAGTATTAGATAATGTGCTGATAGCTTCTTTGTTACCATTGATTGCCTGCATCAATAGATTGGTGTTAGCATCTGTGTTCAGTTGAGAAGCCAATTGTGAAGCTTCACCGCATCTGTTTCCAAAGCCGTTTCCACCCCAACCGCCCCATACAAAGAACAGTAAGATGATCCAAATCCACCAACAACCATTGCCACCCATACCATTGTTATTCATCATAGCCATGAGAGCTGCAGGGTCCATATTACCTTTGTTTGCATTCTGCATTAAAGCAGCTAGACCAGCGTCAAAACCGCGATCTTGAACGATAATTTTATCTTCTAACATAATTGATTTTATTTAGGATTGATTTAATTTGATTAATATCTAATGTAGCGCACAGAACGACCACGTTTGGATTCTTCTTCCATAGGAAAAAATTTCTCTCTTTCCCTTTCAAAGTCTCTTTCATCGTATTCTCTGTCGTACTCTTTACGTCTACCATATGAAGATCTGCCCATTCTACGGTAGTTACCGTAACGTTCCTCTTCGTCGTCATCTTCATATTTGCTGTAATGTCTTTCGAAAAGATCCTCTTCAGCATTTCTAATCTTATCACACATTACATAAATATAGTAAAACCACATTTTACCTTCATCTATGTCTTTGTCGTGCATCCACGCTTTAGCTAATTCTACGAAATACTTCGTATTATTAGAGCCTGTCATGCTAACAACTACACGGTAGTAATCTGAGTATACCATATTCAATGCTACATACCAGTCGTATTTGTTTATCTTTTCATCTAAACGAATACCATACTGATTAGCTAATGCTGTAGTTTCCTCAAGTGACCAATGCTGACCTCTTGTTCCGTCTTCATTTTCCATCTTGTTTACAGCTTTGCGAGCATGCTCATCATTGAAGTGAGGACCGTGTTCAGCTTCATAAGCTTTTATACGGATTATTCTATGCATATTATTATTGATTAATATATTAATAGATTGATTTATTTTTATTTAGTAACTTCTACGATTCTAGTATCAGTTACCTTTATAAGTTTGTTGCTATTATGTATTTGATACTTTCTGACACGATCTTTCTTCCAATCAAAGTGCAAGAATCTCTAGAAGCCATTTTTATACTAATTACGATATTCTTTTTTTTCTTCTACAAATAGTATCTAGGAATTTCTTAAATCTAGTATGGCTGTTAAGATTGAGTCTTTTCTATTTACTGTGATAGTAGTTAATTCATTTAGCTTTAGTTTTTCACTAAAGTCAACATTCTTAGTTTTTATTTCAACTGATGCTGAGTCTTTCATTTCTGTATTGATTACTTGTACCTACTAGAGATTCTTATCTTTGATTTTAAGTTCTTTCTAAACCTTCTTTACTTCAGTAATTAAACTATCTTTACTATTATTCAAATCACCTATAGTAAGTTGTAAAGTTCTATTATCTTCTTTTAGTTTGCTATTTAATTCCTGATAATACTTGTAATTGTTTGTTACTTGACCTAGACTTTTATCTAGTGTCTTTATTTTCTATCTCTAAAAAAAACAAAAGGCAGTCAAACCAATTATGATAGTGACTGCCAATTTGTTGAAAAAGCTTTTTAATAACATGTTATTCTGTTTTGAATTCTGGTAATATGTACTAGATCGAAAGTGCACTTGACCTAGACATTTTTTCGATAAGTTGTGGATCTACGTTATCATCAAAAGTATGTATGTAACCTATTACTATAGATCCAATCCAATTATTCTTTTCATCACTTAATCTTCTGATAGCAACTGAGTGACAACCATTACTTGTCATGATTGACTTAATCTTGTTATCCAGAAAGTCTGATGAATCTATATCGTTTATAAATGTATATTCAGTATTTGCCAAATCAGATACGAACTTAGAGATTGTTTCAATCTTGATATTAGACAGACTATCTCTTACTGAAGATACTCCATATTGTTTTACTTCTAGTGTAGCAGATATGTACATCTCTCTATATAGAGGATGCGGTTGGATAAGATATACCCTGTCAGCTTTTAAGAAGTATAGGAGTTCCCATAGTTCTCCATAAATTGTAGCTATATTTCCAGCATTTTTAACATTGTTAACATGCTCTTGCTTTTTCCATTTTTCAATCTTATAGTCAGTTATCTTATTCTTTGTGTACTGGTTATAAGTGAACCATAAAGCTAAAATTGAAGCTACTCCTGTAAGTATTTGTGGCAAGAATTCTAAAAACATTTGATAATAGTTTAAAAGTAAAAACCCCGGCTGAACTTGATCTGCTAGGGCTGATAATTGTTTTGAGATATAACTATAAAACGTATATAAGTATGTTATGTTTTACTTGGTCTATGGATGTTAACGTATTCTAATAGCTCTTTATATTTCAACATTTTACTGAATAAATTCCTTCCATTACAATGTTTAATCCAACCTATATAACTACATATTTTTTGTTTATAATCATCCTTATCAATATCTTTTTTATTTAGTTTTGTTATCTTTCTGCAGAAGTTTTGTTTGATTCTCTTTCTAAGAAGTATATGTGTATGGAACAATCTGTATCCTACAAAATCTATTCCTCTAGAATCTACTTTGAATATCTGCCAGTTATCTTTGAAATGTAAATTAAGTTTATTCTCTAAATAACTCTTAATATCTTCATATAGATATCTAAGATACTTCTTATCACTGTGTAATATTACAATATCATCTGCATATCTGAAATAGTGTTTTATCTTATGAACTTCTTTAATATAATGATCTAGATAAGTTAAATACAGATTAGCAAAGAATTGTGATAAGTAATTACCGATAGGAACTCCTTGCGCAGAATCTATTATACCATCTAACAAGTTCAATAGCTTAGTATCTTTTATCTTCCTTCTTATTACTTGTTTAAGTATATCATTGTCTATTGAAGGATAGAACTTTCTAATATCTAACTTTAGACAATATTGAGTTCCCTATATGTCTTTCAAAGATTCTTTAACATCTTTCATTGCTTTATGGATACCACGTTTCTTAATACAACTATATGTTCCTTTTACAAAGGTTGATACCCATATAGGTTCCATAATATTCATTATAGCATGATGTACTATTCTATCTGGATAATAAGGTAACTTAAAGATTTCTCTTTCTTTAGGTTCATATATCTTATAGACATAATACGGTGATGTTACATATGTACCTTCGATTAACATTTTCTATAACTCTAACAGAAGTTGTTCTTTATTCTTATCGAATTCGATAACTTCTGGTCTGTGAGTCTTATTTTTTCTAGCCTTCTTTTCAGCTAGATAAAGATTGTCTAAGCTAACAATCTATTCGAATAAATTATTATATCTTTTCATCTGAAATCCCATACCGAATTTTCGCTTTCGCTACTAATACAGTGTCTTAAAATGTCGTTTTTTACCAAGAGGTAAGGTCTTCTCTGACAGTGCTTTTTAAATATTTTTTCTGTTTTGGGGATCAGTGTACTGACATTAGCATTGGAATTACTCAACTCATTGTTAGAATTGACATTCAGTAACCTAGCATTACTGCTGTTATTGACGTTACTGCCTAAATGCAAGAGAACAACCTATTATTTTTCAATAAAATTCTATATTTTTACGGTATATAGATTAACCGAGTACCGACATTAGCAGCGGAACTACCCAACCCACGGCTAGAATCGACAATCAGTAACCCAGCACTACCGCCGTGATCGACGCTACCGCCCAAAAGGAAAGTTCTGTCTGACGTACTATTATTAGTATAATTATAATCACACCAATATGTTGTAGTATTTGCTCCAAATGTTTCAGTTTTAGATGGGAATAAATCGAATGCAGAGTTATATATCAACTGTTTCTTATATCCTTCCTTAATTGATGTCTGTCCTTGTAACGTGTAATCACCTATTGTAGTTGAACCAAATGTAGCAAGATTACTATTCATCATTACATCGTTACAATTATCAGTAGAGTTAAAGTGTACCAATGCATCTATTACATTCTTCCATAAGTGTCCAAATGGATTCTCAACGCCTCTATAACTAGGTACATTATAATTGAATGTAGATATAGTAGCACCTTCTGCATTAGTATTATTCCAAGTAAATGAAACTACACCTGTAGCATTTCCAAGTGAGTCTGTAATACCACATGGAACAATTGAATATATATTAGATCCATTGTGTACTGGTTGACCTGCACTAGTTACACCTGCGCCAAGTCCACCTTGTCTATATCCTTCTGAAGTTAATGTAGCATTGTAAGTTGCTTGACTATTAGTACATGCGTATTCTACTAAGTAAAGGATAGTAAGGATTCTATGTGCCTTATAAGTATACATATTCCATTTCTCACTACCATTTGCTCTAGCTCTAGATTGCATAGTAGTTCTGGGGATAGATACTGTAGGGGTAGAACCATTATTAACTGACATCAACTTATCATCTACTGTAGTAGCCTCATATGCTGAAATATAGAATTTAGTTACATGTTCCACGTCTGCTAGTTTAGGATCATTAACATACAAGTTAAGGAAAACGTCTGTATCATTCTTCATACACTTATACCAGAATTCAGGTATTTCTACCATAGTATTAAGCGTCATATCTCTGTCAGTTCCATCTTCATACTTAGTTCTATCAGATGCATTGATATATTTAACAGTACCATCAGAAGTAATAGTACATGTTTTCATTTTAGATTGAATAGGTAATGACTTATGCCAAGGCATATAACCTATTCTAGTCATAAGAGTATTCTGAGGTTCTAATGGAAAGCTAACTCCATAGTAATTAGAGAAGACATTGTTATCTCCCAAATTAATATCAGAAATAGTCTAAGCACCTAGATAAGCTGCTATTATGTCATTATTCTGTAATTTCATATTATTAGTAAATTAAATATAATGTTTTGGAATCTTTAACCGATAATGCTTCGTATTGTGCCTGAGTCATATAAACTACATTAGATACTACATCAGATGCAATGCAACCTGTTAAGTCTACAGTTTCAGATAATTTATCCCATTCTGCAGGACTAGCTGTAATACATACGTAGTTAGCTCCTGTATCATCCAAGTTATACACATCACCAACTGATGCTGTACTTGGTAATGAATCAAAATCAGCAACCGATCCTTTTACTCTGTATACTGATGCTACTTTTGCATCTACTTGATCTTTGGTATATGCATCTTGAATGCCATAACCAGATAAAGTAGTAGCCTTGGTAGCTTTCTTTTTAATCTCTTCCTGTAACATAGCTACCACTTCAGTGTCTCCACTAATAGGTTTCCATGTAGCGCCATTCCACACTTTAATAATAGCCCCTGTAGGGTCTTCTTTTAAATCAATCCAATAAGTACACTCCGATGGATTTGGAGCATACGTTTGGGCTAGAAATATTATTTTCTCTTTCATATGAAAAAATTATTTAATTTTATATGTTTATAATGTAAACTATAGCTTATCTGGATAACCTGTCTTATAGTTATAAGACTCTATTTCCTCTTTTGTTTGTAATTTATAGATTGCCGAAATGTGTTGTTGGGTAGTATTATAGCAATTAAGTGCATATAACTCTAATGAATTTAGCATAGATATAGCATCTGTTATAGGTATAGTATATTTTATTGTATCAAACCATAAAACTGTATCTAGTTTACCAGTATGTTTCTCAATATTAATTGAGTTAACAAGCCCTACTCGGTCTTCTTTATCTAACCACATTTTTTTTCCTGAAAGATAAAATGAATTTACCGCATCTGATTTATCATAAGCATTAATGTCAGCTATTTTCATTTCTTTTAATTCATCAATAGTATACTGATAATCGACCAATATGGGATATCCAACTTCGTTTTCTTTTATTTCTTTTCCTGATGACTACCCGACTAATAGTTTCTGCCAATATTCTTCGGTTATTTCAACCGAACCTTCTTGAAATTCATCATAGAATCCCTATTTCCAATATTTCATAATAGTTAATTTTTTATTTCCATCTACCAACGGCTACCCAATAAAAATCATTAATTCCTGCACCGGTACCGTTTGAATCTCCCACTGTATATCTACTTCTTATTGTAAAATAACTATTTTGTACAAGTGTAACTAAGCCTGTAACAATGTTCATGCCCTACCCTGGTTCACGATAAGTAATAATAGGACAATAAGTAGCATTATAAAAAGCTATAGGTGTATAAGTAGTATTAGTACCAGTAGAACTTGCTGTTTTATACCCCCATTGCATTAATAAACCATTGTCAAACTTTATGTAACCATTCTAACCTGCCTAATATCCTACTATCTCAGCCTTCTTTACTAACTATTCATATATTACTTTGTTCTGAACTGCATTTGTACTAGTAGAAGATAGAGCAGTATCAATAACTGGTTTATTACTTAGATCATTATATAATCCAGATGTGGCTACATCAGCAAGAGATGGAGTACCAGATATTTCTGAATATGAATAGGAAGGTTTACTTGAACCAATCCATGATGGCTTACTTGTGATTTCCGACCATGTATACGTTGGTTTACTTGAACCAATCCATGATGGTTTTCCAGTAATACCAGACCACGTTGTAGTACCAGCTGGACCTGTATCACCCTTATCTCCTTTATCACCCTTCGCTCCAGTTGCTCCACGTAAACTAGTTGAATAAGTATATGATGTAGTACCTTCTTGTCTTACACCAAGAGTATAACCACTCCATACAAACTCTAACGATTTACCATTAGCTCCATCTGAACCAGCATATCCTCTAGGTCCTTGATCCCCAGTGTCACCTTTCAAACCCTACGGACCCTAATCACCTTTTTCTCCTTTCTCGCCTGTATCACCTTTTGGTCCAGCAATAGTAGGAATATTCAAAGTAACAGCAGATGAGCCATCATAAGTACCAGTAACTGCTCCTGTAAACTTAATAGCATTAGGATTCTTTAACGATACTGGAATATCAGACATTACTGCAAATGTACCTGCCTTAGATGCAATTCTACCACTAGTCTAGAATTGGTAATCTACCCATCCATCATCAATAGCTGCTGTATCTGACGGTGTATCTTTAGTACCCAATGATAATACAGCTGGACCATATGATCCATTTACATTTCGTATACCTAATGCAACTGCACTTATCCAACCATTACCTGATTTACCTACATAGACTATTTTCTTTCTAGATACAGGTGTAGTACTAGCATCTACAGTTTGGTTAGTTGATGATGCTATTTCATCTAATCTATAAGTTGGTTTAGCAGTTCCTATCCATGTTGGCTTACCTGTTACATTTGCCCACGCTACTGAATCAGCTGTACCACCTCCATTAGCAGATAACACTCCATTACTAATTGATAATCCTGCTCCTACTTTGATTCCACCTAAAGTAGTACTAGATGCGGTTGGCAATGTGTATGCAGAAGGAATGTTTAATGCTGACTTAAAGTTAGCAAAGGATACTCTTCTAATAATTTTATCTGTACTCTTTATATACACTGAAGATATAGATGTACCAGCTGCTTCATCTTCTTGTTCTGTGTAAAAATACTTACCATATACAATACCATCAGCATCTCTCTGTACCATAGTATTACCAGTTGTTCCTTTTGCCAACAGTACATGACCTCCACCACCAAGTAGTACGTATGAATCACTAGATCCTTCTTTCTTATAACCACTAGTTAGTATCTACTTATTAGCATCTCTAACTGGAATCTTGTTTGCTGTATTGGTAGTATCCATATCATAGGCATCTAAGAATCTAACCCATGGATTTTTAGTTACATTCCAACCAGTTCTATAGAATACTCCCCTCTAAGTAGAATTAGTCGATGAGTTGTCAGAATACCATATGTCAAATCTTCTTGAACCAGCAGGTAATGATATAGCTGCTCCATAATTAAACGGAGCATCTAGTTGGTCCGGATTAGCTGAAGAATATTCTTTGATACCTATCTTATCCCACAGTGTGTTATCATCATGTGTTGTTGTAGTACTTCTGTATCTCAAATAAGCAGTATCCTATTGACCGTCTAATGTATCTGCATCTAGACCTGTACCTGATATTTGTGTTTTAAAGCTAGATAAAGTTCTTCGTCTTAACCAACCATCTCCATTGTCTACCCAGATAGCAGATATAGTTCCATCGTCATTTACTCTTTGTGTAGTCTAATAACTGATATTTATTATACTACCGTTACCATCTCTTTTTACAAGCGAATCTCCAGTAGCAGAAACATTCGTATCAGAAGTTTCAACCATAGTTCTTTTAAGAGTACTATAATCAGCACTAGTCATATCAGCAGCTCCTATAGGATACACCGTATCATTACTATTCGTGTACGCAACGGTACGTAATATAGGAGTAGCGTTTCTACTAGTTTCAAAATAATACTTAGCTCCTCCTCTTACCCAAATGACCTCTTCTGAGGAATTCCCCATCTGTCTTACTTTACCAATAGGTTGTACGTTATCAGTAAATTTATATTGGTGACCAATTATTCTTCTGTGAGTAGTATAATTAGCTCCCCATGAGCTACCATAAACTTCTTCTATAAAGTGAGTAGTAAAACCATTATCATGTGTAGACCATTCTGGTGTGCCAGAAAGATATAATGCTGAATGAACTTCTATTCTAGAATTATAAGCTGAAGATATTTCTATAGTTACAGGATAGTATGTATATTGATCTAATGATGTAGTATCTATTAGTGTTTCTTTCAAAACATAAAGATTCTTTAAAGTACCTACTTCATCTCCATGATATAAGAACTTATTTGCATTACCAGTACTGTTAAGTATAAAGTTACCATCAGAATTAACCTGCATCCACCATTCCATATTATTGTTGAAATTAATGGAACCTTTATTGATTATTAGATTACCAGATTCGTCTCTCTATACTAACGAATCAGCAATTGGAGTTACAGATCTAGTAGGTAATGCTGACCATGCTGCATTCTTTCTAACGTATTCTTTACTATCAGATGGAGCATCATCAATTCCTCCTCCACTACCACCTGTAATAACAATGTTACCAGCTCCTAGTAATGAACTGCCATTAACAGTCTTAATGGTTTCACCACTAACTAGTCTTTCTTGTTTTGCAGCATCTAATGCAAATATCTGTCCTGCTAATCTATTCTCTACATCTGTAGCTCTGATTTCTTCAGCTTCTATATCTGATTGTAGTTGTGTAACTGTATCAGTTATATCAGATGCTTTAGTATCTGTATATGCTTTAGCTGCACTAAGAGTTGCAGTATCTGCTGCTTTGTAATCAGTATCTAGTTTGTTAATAGCTGCTGCTACACCAGATAATTTGATGCCATTAGCTCCTACAGTTAAGTAAGAATCAGAAGTACTATCAATAGTAATGCTAAACTTATTATTCGCTAGACTTAAACCATTACCGGCAGTATATGTATCTACTAGATCGCTAATATCTACAGGTACAGTTTGTTCCCCGTCCTCAGTTACAAATATAAAAATAAGGCTCTTCTTCTGTGGATCATAATAAGCTTGCTTTAAGAATCTATCTTTAGGTATGCTTATCTCACCAGCATTAGTAGAGTCTACCATCAATGTATAATGTAACTCATTATCAGGATCCTATACTAAGTTAACAGTAGAAACTTTGCTTGATTGCAGATTGCTGATTAAAGTATCTTGTGCATCATTACGATCTGCTTCTACTACTATGGCATCTGCATTTGTTTTCTCAGCTGCTTTAGCTCTAGTAATCTCATTGTCTAATTTAGTATTAGTTGCAGTATCAGCAGCCTTATAAGCTGTATCCATTGCATTAATAAGATTCCTATTATTATCTTCAGCTTGAGTAGCTCTAGCAGTTTCATCAGCTATAGCTTGTGTATTAGAATTTATAGCATCAGTTAAAGAACCACCCTGTTCAGACATTTTAGCATCTACAGCCCATATTTCACCTTGTAACTGTTCTTCCGCTTCAATTGCTCTGTTCTGTTCTTCTACCATTCCTGAAGCAAGAGCTGTTTCAATTTCTATAGCACGCTTTTTCTCATCTTCTATTGCTTTAGCATTAGCTTTTTCTGCAGCTTCTGCACGTGCAATTTCATTTATAATACGGTTGAAGTTATCTCTTTCTGCAATAAGAGCTCTATCCTTTTCTGCATCAATGTCTTTAGACAGTTGTTCCTCTGCAGCTAATGCTCTATTCTTCTCAGTAATCTCTGCTTGTGTTGCACGATTTACTTCTTGTTGCAGTTCTAATTTAGTAGCATAAGTATCAGCAGCTTCTACCTTAGTAAGATATGGAGATAAGTCTATATCTGCTTTATATTCTCCAAGCAGCTCCCATTCTCCATCTACATAGATATACTCTTTATAGAGATTACCATGAGTACCTTCACTATCAACTACTAGATATATCTTAGTAGTATCAATATCTTCTGTAGGTAGTTCTGATACTATCTTATATAAAGTTAGATCCAGTACACATGATACTACATTATCAGTAATATCTATGCCTGAACCAGCAATAAGTTTATCCTACTTAGTTAGTTTTAATGTCTCTATATCCTAACTTATGATAGCAATCCTACCGTCAAATTGACGTATCTCTTCATTCAGATGCTCATCAAAGTTCTTTAATTGTTGTTCTACCCATTTCTTTATTCTGTTTTCAAATTCAGGTAGAGTTCCTTGAAGTACTTTTATAGTCTCCCAATATCCTTCTGCATTCCATACCTTTATACTACCACCAAGTGGATCAGTATTAAGGTCAACCCAGTACATTACTTCATCAGGATTGGGCTATATATCACTTGCTCTAAAATTAACAAATCTTACCATCTTTATTTACCAAGCTTTAATATTTGTTTTCTAAGTCTTCCTTCTCTATATGATACATGTATCCATGAGTAGTCATTCTCATTAATAAGTTGATCAAACTCAAAGTTATCTCTGATTAACTCAAATAACTTCTTATTCTCTTCTTTGCTACCTGCTGTTATATCAGCAGCTTCTCCTAATACATGTTGACTTGTCTTAGCTCCTTTAACTGCTTTATTTACTTCTGGACTGCGATAACCTGAATTAACTATAATAGGTTTACCATACAATTCTCTAAGTGGATCAAGTACCTTTTCTACTAGAGTAATTAGATTCTTCTCTGCCTACTCTGTAGGAGTATTATCTAATTTCTTAGCTGTAGCTGTAGTAGATTTTGTTAATTCTGCGATAGAAAAATATTTCATGTCTTATACCTCCATATGAATCCACCGGATTCTTTTGTTTTACCTAAACAAGAAGCTGAAATATTTTGTATAGCAATACCTGTACTTTTGGATGCTTCTGTTAAGCTGTTAAATTCTTTTATTAAATTCATATTATTGTCAAATTGTTGGGTTATTTTTCTACATTTAACATGTTCTGAATATCTATGTTTTTTCCCTCTATGAGAGTTTGCTCTTCTCTGTATACAGTCACCATAACTAGTATTGTATTTTGCGCTGCACCACTCAAGGTTTTCTACATTATTATTTAACTTGTTTTCATCTTTATGATTAACACAACGTAGTTCATTAGGGTTTTCTAAGAAAGTTTCTGCTACTAGTCTATGAACTGTTTTAGTGACTTTATGATTGCATTTACATAAACTAACTTGCATATAATCTTTTCCTTTAGCTTGTTTTAACAGCTTTGCACTGCCTTTTCTCCTAATATGTCCAGATGAATTTATTTCATATAAACCTTCGTAATCTTTAATATCTTTCCACATATTGTTCAGTTTTTTTATACTGAAACGGGAAAAGTATATCTAAGTTCTTGTTTATATGAAATATTTCATAAATATAATCCAACATATATCTTTTTAATTTGCATATCTTGTAGTTCTTGGTTGAGCATCATATACTACACTACCTAATAAATCTGCAGCTAAGTTCATTCCAAACTGTTTATCGTCATTATCTATCTCATTTACTTTGGATAGAATATGGATCTACAATAAGTAGATCCACTCTAACAATTCTCTATCAGTATACTTAGCAAGTTGTTTGTTCATCTTTAATCTCCTCTGCACTAGTTTCGATTTCTTCAGTGTTCATGATCTTATCAAAAATAGGGTTCAAAGATTCTTGTATAACTGCTAAGAAGTTACCAGCTATAATGCCTTTAAGTACTTCTACATTTTCTTTAGTAACATCCATTTCACCATTATGATACAGTTCTCTAGATATTTCTAAACCTTCTTGACTTACTGCAGAATTATACAATAGATTTCCTAAATCTTTAGAAATATCAACTGTAGATTCTTCTCCCTCAATGTTCTTAATTGTAATGTTTCTAAAATCAATCAACATAATATTTAGTTTTAAAATTAATAATATTTATTAACGTTAAAAAGTGTTACATGTCTTACATGAATTACAAACTTTACAATCTATAATATTACACAGTGTTTCTAACTTCAACGGATTATCAGTATCAATCTATCTACCACAACCACAAATCATAGATTGTAGTATCTATCTGTCCTGTACGAAATCAGTTTGTGTTATTAGAAACTCTAATTCATTTATACATATAGCTGCTACCACAGACCTATTGTCTATGATAGCACTATATCTTAATTTATTGTCTACTTTGTTTGTCATTTTTAGAATGATTTATTAACAGCATATGTATAACTTCCTATTGTAGTCTTCACAAAATCTCCAGAATTTTTTACTACTCTTAATTCATTAGTCTAACTACCCATGGCGTATAACTCATTCTTAAAATATATAAAATCTATAGTAACATTACCTCCATTGTATAGTCGAATAGTATCACAACTTCCAAAACCGCCCGAATTAGGCAACATAAAACCGGGATCTAGTCTACTAGGTCCTTTGTGTATATCTACATTATAACTAGTTAAGTTTACTATATTTAGCTAAGCCTATACCATTTGATCTGCCTAATATTCATCCGGGTAAAATTCAGGATCTGGAGTTGCAAAAGAAGCTGTGTATAAGTCTATGGTATTATTGGTTACAGTTACATCGTCTCTCTATCTAACTATATACAAAGTTTTAAAAGAATAATCATTAGGTATAGTTAGAGAATGTGTGGTAGTAAATGAAGTAACTTTATGAATTACAGCATTAGTACTAAATCTTCCCTTTACTGTTGCTTTATTCATTGTTACTTCGCCAGTAATCCCATTTACCTAGAAATTTGGATTGAATTTATTAGGTAATAAAGTAACTATAACATTCTCACTTAAATAGGTACTTGCAAGATTTACTACCAACTATAAACCATACTTTAGAGTACCACTTTGTATAAAACTTTTAGGTAGAGCATAAACTCCATCGTAATCCATTCTTATAGATTCTCTTACTCCACCTTCTGTCATATAGTTATATAATAGATATATGTTGGAATTGTTAGAAACTCCTTTCACATTTATATTAAATTCTGGAAGATCTTTATGACTACTTTGAGTCCATATTAAATAATCCGTTGTGACAGAAGATGATGTCTTACCAGTAATGGTTATAGTATCACTTGTTATAGTTCCATTGTAATTACTACTGCTACTTTTAAAATTATATGTCCATATAGATGTATCTGTAAATGAAAATGGTTTAACAGTACTATTAAAGTTCTAATAATCGGTCGAATCTTGCCCAAGTGCATCAGTACCTTGTTTACTAAACATGTACTCTTTATTGAACACGAAATCTCCAAGTGTACCATTATCTGCAATCAGTAACTTAGTATACACTGCTTCAAAGTCATCCATCAATATCCAAGTAGCATTTATTCCATTAGAATTCCAATCTTGTTCTGGAGTAACTCCTAGATTTTGACCATTCCATGTAGTAGTTTTATTCATTACATAGAATGCTTCACCTTGTAATACAAATGGTGCTTGAGTATCAGTAGCTTCGTATGTCTTATTATGGATATAAGTTCCTGCTGGATATACAAGTCTTCCTCTTAAACCATTAGTACCATTTACACCATCATTACCTACCCATTTAACCCATTCATAATCAGTATAACGAGTACTTTCTACTGAACTAGTTTGATTATAAGCTAAACCGATATACTTAGTGTACATATTAGGTTTATCATATATCTGTGAATCAGATGTAGGCTGATCATCAGAGTACTTAATCCAAGTATATAGACTAACACCCGGTTCACCTGCAGCTCCATCTTCACCACTAATTCTAACAGGTTGATCCCATACTCCAATCAGTTCATCATTAGCAGCTATCTCAGCATGTGACATCCACAAGTATTCGTAGCTATTAACTACTGGTACAGTAGTAGTCCAACCTGCCGGATTTCTAACAGTAGTAGCAATACTAGGAGTATGACCTTTAGTCATAGACATAAATCTAAACTCTGTATGTTTACCATCTAAAGCTTCACCATTTTTACCATTTAACTGTATAACTTCAGACCATGTTTGTACTTCATCTTTAGGTCCATCTACCATACCAACACATTGCCACCATTGACCGTCTGAAGTAGTAGGATAATCTAACCATCCATCTATACCAGTAGTACCGGGTCTAGGATTCTTAAATGTTGGTTTAGCAGGTCTAGAATTAGATTTCTTATATACATAAGTACTCCAGTTAGGTACAGATCCAGATTCTCCGTCCTCACCATCTTTCAATACATATAGTGTCTCTTGGTCTACAAGTATACTGCTACTATTCCTTTGATCGTATAATGAGAATGTAATATAAGCTACTATACCACTAGTATCAATAGTATTATTAGCATAGTATCTCATTTCACTAGCATTATCAATCTTATAAGCAAAGTAATAACCATATGGAGTACTATCTACAGTAGTAGTAGAATCTCCTTCGAATAATCTTATACCACATGATACATTAGCCACAGACGGAGTACCATTCTTATTCACATGGATAGCACTTACAGATGGAGCTAACTGATATATCTTAGGAGTTTGACCATCAGCACCAGGTTTAACTTTAGTAATTGTCAAGGTTACGTCTCTTATATAAGTATTACCTTGATATATTGCTTTAACAGATACTGGCAGCCTTATTACTTCAGGAGCTGACTTATCAATAGCAGTTATAGTAATAGTACCTAATACAGACGACGTAGCTGTTACTCCCGCTACTTCACCCAATGTTGGGTTCTCATATAATGTAAGTTTAGTAGTTCCATAGTACATACTTACTGTAGATGTTACAGGTAATCCACTAACTACATTACCTTCAGAGTCACATGCTACAGCGATTATATCATTATCAAAGTCTGTAACTAAACCTCCTACACCATCTACTCCGTCTTTACCGTCACTAATCTTATAGATAGTTTCTTTATCTACTAACTATCCACCATTAGTAAGCATAAAGATTATTTTCTTCTTAATTGAAGAAGTAGATATGTTTTGATCTATAGTATAGTTCTCAGCAAGTTCCTCATCAATTACATATTTAAATGCATAACCATTTGGCAATTGAGATAGTTCTACTGTATTAGCGCCCTATGTTTTCTTAATACCACAAGTAATAAATACTACATCAGATACACCTTTCTTATCTACATGAATAGCATCAACAGAAGGCATTAATGAATATAGAATAGCATCTTCTCCATCAGCACCGGGTTTGATCTTATTAATAGTAAGATACGTAGTACGTTCCATCAATTCATTGTTATACACAGTACTAGCATCAATTGGTATACGTATTGTAGTATCTGTAGTATTAGCAATAGATGTAACAGTAATTATACCAGATTGTCTATCTGCAGTAGCTATAACTCCTTCTGGAGGACGTACAGTTAATGAGCTTAGATTTAATTGCACAGTTCCATAGTACATACTTAAGGTTGCATTAAGTGGTAGACCACCTACTACATTACCCAAACTATCTGTAGCTACAGACTGTATTTCATTATCTAAGTCTAATACTATACTACCTAAACCATCAAGACCATCTTTACCATACTTAGCCCACAATGATGGTCCAGTGTATGCTCTCCATCTGCCTCCTCTGAACTTTCTTTGACATACCCATTCATATGGATATTCTTTTGTTACTCCTATTGGATCATCTGACCAACCTCCTGGAATGTATTCTATACCTTCAAAGTCACCGGTTTCCTGATATGCATCTGAATTAGTATTGTTTGGAGTTGGATTATCTGGGTCATTATTAGTAGTAGTTCTATAGAATATATACTGTACACCATCTCCATCCTAACCATTAGCTCCCCATTTAGACCATAATGCAGGTTGACTGAATGGACCCCATTTACCATCTTTCTTACTTCTGGTACTAACCCATTCTCCTTGATAAGTAGTAGTTACTCCTCTAGGAGTATCAGTCCATCCTAAGTCAGTAGGTACGTAATCATCAATCTATTCACTAGTTGGAGTATCAGGTCTATCTAAGTCACCAGCAGTTGCTGTACGCTTATATATAAATTCATCTGCTTTTCCGTCTGCACCCGGTTTACCATCAGCACCAGATATCTTAATTGGAGTAGACCAATCCTCTACTATATCTGGATTAGAAGTAAATGTTCTATCTGACATCCATATTGGAGGAGTCAATTTCTGATCATTACCTTGCCATCCTTCTGGATATACTACTTCATTAGTTTCAGAATCCCATGATCCACCTACTGGTTTTTCAGGTTCTTCTTCACTAGATTTATATGCAAATACAGTCTTATAAGATACTCCGGGTAATCCTTCTCCCGGTTCTCCTTGAGGACCTGATTCACCTGTAATTCTAATAGGACCTACCCATTTATCAACAAGATCATCATTTTCGTCGATTAACGCATTAATCATCCACATGAATTCACCTTTGATCAATGTTGGCGGTTCATCTGTCCATCCTTCTGGAAATCTCACAGTTCTATCCAATGGAGGTGGAATAGTCTCAGCAGCACTCTTAGCATACTTGAAGTCCATATAACTATTAGTCTTACCGTCTTCACCTGTACATTGTACTGGATCTGTCCAAGTAGCTACTGTGTCTGTACTACCATCTACTAAACCCATTGACATCCACCATCTACCAGTAGATCCCGGACCATCAAACCAACCGTCAATACCTGCTGCTCCCGGAGTAGGTATAAAGAAGTTTGGTTTACTTGGTTGTAGTTCTGATTGTTTGAATACCCATGTATTCCAATTTGGTTTAACTGATTCTCCCGGTTTACCGTCTGTACCATCTTTACCGGGCTCACCTTTCTCTCCCGGAGGTCCTTGTATACCTCTTTCTCCCTGTATACCTTTTTCTCCTTGTGGTCCTTTAAATAATATCCAAGTATAATCTACAGGATTTGAACTAGGAGTTTCTACAGCTTGGTTTTCAGCAATACCTATGTGTGTAGTATCAGCTTGCGGTTGCATAGTCATATTAAGACCACTAGCATTATTAGCGTATCTAATCCAAGTATAATTACTTACTGAACCACCACTACCTGATCCTTTTTCTGATAAGTCTACTAACTTCTGTCCTATTACAGCAATGAGTTTATCCTAAGTAGAATCATAATATATCTGACCATTCTGATAATTGCCACTAATATTACATTTAATATTCTTAGCGATGTCTAAACACTGCGGTAATACTAAAGTATTATTCAATACAATAGTACCATTAGATATACTACCTCCATCAAAGAACAATACACAGTTCTCTGGTATCTGTATTGTTTGACCTTGTAGGTTATAATCATACTGTATTCTATAAATAGTACCAGCCCTATTTATATCTGACTGTTGAAGTAGATTGATATTATTAACAATACGTTTGCGCAATAACTTTCTACCCAAACCACTAAATTGATTTGGTACATATTCTTTATCTGCAAACTTAAGGTTGAAGTCATAATCTACCATTATGTCTTCACCATCAGCAGATATTGCACTTACTGGTTGCCAATATGCCTTATTAGTAATACTAATGTTGACAGGTACTTCCTTTATAGATATAAAAGACTTATAATCATTATCATAGACTAAACAAAGTCTATCATACTATTTAGAAGAATCATGTTTACCGTCACATGTAAGTGTAACTTTACCTAATAATTTCGTATATTCCATTCTAAAAAATTAATTCTGTTTCTGGTTTAATAAAGTCTTTAACATCTGGTGCATCAAAAGTAATCTGATTATCTTTAGGATCCACATAAGCATTAGGATACTTAGCATAATCTGATATCACTACAATATTGCCATGGTAGTCCAATGCAATATATAGGAACTATTTTAATTCATCACATGTGCACATATTTTCACAATTTACATACTCCATTAACACATGTTCTACACCCTGTATTAACAGTTTTAGTATTAATATTAACGTTCAACAATTTGCATAAATCCAAGTAAAACTATAGTGCTTCTTTATTATGAGCAGTAGCAATAGCCTATTCTAATAATTGCCTCTTAAATACTATTAGCATTAAAAGTTGCATCTATCTATCGTCTAAACAAGTTTGACAATACTTACGCAACATCTTTATCTCTGCATTATATAAGATATTAGGATCATAGTATACACCATCTACATAGTCATTAGCGTAATACTCAGTAGTAACAAACATCTTGATATACTTCATATTAGTATCAAATTCTGATAATACATCAGACTCTACTGTTATTTCATATGCATATATTGTTGTTACTTCCTTCTCTTCGCCTTCACGTACAATCTCTTTATAAGATATTCTAGCGTTATTATAGTTCAACACGTAATCATGATTATCTGGATTCTCGCAATATATATTGCTTATATTATGACATTCGTCAATGTATAATACTATATCATTAGTATTTACTATAGATATATTAGTATACACACTGAATACCATTAGATTATCCTTTATGGTTACATTAAATATTTTATTCATAATATTAAAATAAAAAAGTGGAGCGGGGAGATATACTCCACCAGCCCCACTTCATGATTGATTGAATTAATTCTATTAAGCAGCTTCTCCTGATATGAAAGCTTCAATACCTTTAGCAACAATTGAATTTGTGAAACCTTCAGCTTTCTTAACATAAACCTCAGTTGTCAGAGGAGTAGTCTTGATATACTGATTATCATTACTAAGATATTTGTTGTCGTTTTCGATAGTGATATAGTTGTATTCTACACCTTCTTCTACCATTCTCGGCTGTTCTACAATAGGATAAGCACCTGTAAATACATGTCCCTGGTAACCCATGAAACGTACTTCAGCGTCTCTCACCTGCTTCCAGTAACCTTTGCCCGGTGTACCTTCAGTCTTAGTAATAGTTGCACCCGGAATAGCTTCTGGGTAATTGCTCAAGATAGCTCCCGGAATAGTAACATACAGACTAGCTTCCATGCTTACTGTAGAGTATTCAGACAGTGAATAAACTCCTTCATTATCATCTTTTTCCATTGCAGTCAAAGTGATAACAGCACCAGAAACTGTAGCATTAATTCTACGATTTGCGTGTTTGTTGATCTTCTTAACGATAGCAGCAGCTAAAGCAGAAGCATCTGTGCTAGCAGCATATACTTCATAAGTATGAGTAAACTGACCCGGAGCTTCATACATATCTTTGTAAACCATTCTCAGAACGTATCTGTGACCAGCTACGATAGTTGCGTCAGTCAAGGTAATAGTAATTTTATCCTGAACAGGAGCAACATATTCACCAATAACAGCACTAGGTTTTGAATCTTTCTTGATTTCATTACCGAATTTGATATTAGCTTTCTGAGCAACTGAACCATCAGGCATAGTTACATTAACTTTATTCTGAGCTACACCTACATACAATGAAGTGGCGTTAGCAGCTTCAGCGGCAGTTTTTAAGATAGCTCTATTCTGGTCGAACAAAGCAACATCACCTACAGCCAAAGCATCAGCAGTAGTATATGATGCAGGGATATTTTTACCGATCAATACGATATCTACGTGTTGTAACATAATTTAAATTTTATTTTTAGTTTAACATAAATGCGCGCTCATGTAAACTTAGTTCATCTTCTACTTTCCTTATTTCAGATTTCCACGTCAATGAACGCATTAGTTGTTGTCAGATTTACCTGACTATTGCATAGAAGCAGCTTGCTGTATATACATCATTACAGCTGCATCTACAATTTCTTGGTGAGTATCAACTGGTAATTCAGTGTACTCTTCTGTTAGTTTATTACCTAAATCTTTAGCATTTCTTAAGTAAGTTAACTGGTATTCGTTTATGCCGTAATTACCATCTGTTATCAGTACTATTTTGCCATCTGTATATAATCTAACTGGTCTAGCTTGATTGTGATGTAAGCGATATTCTGATAAACTATTGTTCAGTATTCTGTCAACTGTTTCAACAGTAGCTTCAATTACATCAGTGGAATTAGAAACCAAGGCAGGACATTTGTTACTATAAATATTAATAGACGCTTGCTCCCCTAAGGTATACATATATCCTTCTGGGTAGTCTGTTGACCATCTATTACCTGTTCTTGTAAAGTCAATGCTAACATATTTATCTGTTTTTACTAGAGTACGTAACTTATCAGATAATTCTTGATTAAGCTAAAACGCTCTATATAACTGTTTAACATATTCGTCTTTAGCTCTATTTATATAGTAGAATATAGTATCTGAGTTCAGTTTACTCATAATATTATAACCCGGTATAATATTATTCAACTATCTTTCAAATGCTATTTGAAATGCTCTCTCAGTCATAATTATTCAGATAATTGGTTCAACTATAATTTACTAGATGTTCTTGGTGATTCAATATTTTCCAACGCTATTACTACAGCTCTATTGATAACTTCATTCATTACATCTTCAGGTAGATCTAATTCTTCGTCTAACTGTGTGTAATCAAACTGTTTAGGTCTCTTTATATAAGTAATATTAACTGCATACTTATTGCTTGATGGTTTAAAACTATCTGATATCTGCATTACAGGATCTACATAGATTTTCATTCTATTATCCTCTAATGTCGCTACAGGTACTTCAACCCAAGGTATATTGTTGTATGTTTGTTTAAATAGGTTAGCATTCTAATGATCTACTATTAAGCAATTAGTAGATGAACCTTTAAACATAATTACTGCAGATAATATAGTTACTCTTCTACCTCCATCATGAATATCATCTATTACGAATTCATTATATGTAGAATTATTAGCAAAAATGTTCTCATCAGTACATACTAAAGCATCCAGTTCAGATATACTTTGGAGAGATCCTTCGAAACTCTGTCTTAATACATTGTTTCCACTTATCTTATTACTAATTATCTCATTTTGAGCCTAATTAAGAAAGATATCTATTTCCTCAGGTAAGAATGCAGGTGAGCCACCATAGGCAACTCCCTGAGCATTCTTATCTAGGATAACTTTAAACTAAATATGTGCAGTACGGTTATTCATTACTTGGACTTGATTTCATTTAAAATAGCCATCTTGATATCATTATTCTTCTTGTCCTTTAAATAAGCAATTACGTCTTCCAAACCATTACCAATAAGGTCTGTACCAAAGTAATATTGAGCTCTATTTTTTCTAATGATATTCTTAGCAATAGCTTCTTCAATCACAAAGTTAATTTCTTTATTAGGGTTTTCTACCCATTTCATAATAAACTTCTTTGGTGATTCTTCAATCTGTTCTGTCAACTTAGCTTCAATCAGTTCATTTGACATAGTATCAGATTTAATACCATAAAGTCTAAGACATTTACGCATATCTTCAATAGACATCTTATCCATTTCTCTATATGCTTCACGTTTGATCTTGTTGATCTTGTTAGCTTCTTCAGCCTCACTGTCCCTATTAATCATTACATAATCAGTAGCTGGTGTGATCTTATTCAGTCCATTTGCTACTCTCTTATGTCCTTTAAGGAACAAATATTTTAGTTCGTCTTCAGGTCTATCAGTATCTAGTATTACATCCTTTTTGCCAACTTTAACAGCAAAAGTATCCCAAAATGAACTATTGGGTGCTAGTTTACCTTGTTCGAAACCAATTTCTTTTTCTAATCTTTCTGCATCTGCTGCAGTTAATCCGGTATAAATGTTACCAGATCTTGTCCAGTATGAACTAACATAGTCATAACAGGTAGACCATTTCGTAAGCCCGGTCCATGGGTTTGTTTTAATTATTCTAACGATTACTTCCATAATATTAATATTAGATTATCAAGTTAGTATTTGTCTGTTTTTTCTGTTTTCCATAGAAACTTAATTCTATGATCTTTCAAATTCTTGGGAGGATTCTTTAACTGTCTTCTAATAGTATCTCTATTTAAATTCAGTGCTTTACATGCTTCTATTATAGAATTATATTCAGCAATAAATTCTCCTTGTTTACTATACTGATATACCTTTTGTTTACATTGTTCTTGTAGTTTAGATAGATGCTCTCTTTGTTTATCTGAACATTTTCCTTTTCTAGATTCATACATTTTTGCTTTAGTTTCTTCAGATAACTTACGACCTAATGCTTTCTGTCTTATTTTGTCTTTGGTCTCTTCAGATAATTTTTTACCAAAAGTTCCATCACCACCTTCTGTAAGGTTATATCCAATAGTTCTATCTGTAGAGTTGTACTGTTTTATCCAGTATTTTTCTTTTTCTTTTAATTCATCGTATGTATCTGCAAAATCTATTATTTCTAATGTAAAACTTTCTTCACCATATTTTGCCATTGAACGATGAATTGGAGAAGGTTCCCCGATGCGAGACTCATACCAGTGATGGCGATATCTCGCACCAGAACCTTGATTGGTTATACCAATATAAACTTTATTAGTTACCTTATTAGTTATCTTATATACTTCGTTACTTTTCATATAAATAGTGTTTTATATTAGTAACGGTATATTATCAATAAGGTTTCAATATTAGTTTAAGAATTTTATTAGTCTTGTGCGTCCATGATCAATTCTCCGCAAGCTCTTGGGTCTCTCAACATGATACCCATTTCACCAAGGAAGAATACAGTATAACCGTCCTTACCATTAGATCTAAGAGTACTCTTTGAGTTAGCATAACCAGTTGGAGCAACAGCACCACCAGTGTACCAAGTTACAAACTCACGGTCTTTACGAACTACTTTTACAATGTTAGCTTCACCATCACGTCTACCAAGATCAAGGAATGTCATACGATATGATTCCAGAGGTTTCAGTGTGATAGGATGCAACATACGGTTATAAGTGGTATCATCATACAATGGGAAATACTTCAGAGTAAGTTCGATGCCATTAAACATCTTGTAAGTCTTGAACTGACCACCAAAAGTAAGACTATCACCAGAACCTGTTACAAATACTGTATCAATCAGATTCATATTGATCATCTTTTCTTTCAATACTCTATCAAATTCTCTCATACCCATTTCACCAGTCAAGGCAATAAACTTACGTTCGTTAGTACCAAGTACATTGTAAGACAGGTCGAACAAGAAGTCTTCCAACAGTTCAGCGCTCAGTCTAGTGTAATAACGTCTGTTAGACGGAGCAATCTGTTCCAACAGACCAGCACCGATAAATACTGGACGACCGTTAGTACCTTTCAAGTTACAAGAACCATCTTTGTTTACATTGTTTTTCATGTAAACCAGCATTCTTTCACATCTCTTATACCATTCTCTCATTGCAACCCATTCCTGATAGTCTGCCCACAGATATGATTTCTTACCTGTTTTAGGATCTTGCAGAGCGATTGCCATTACTGTTGAATATGCTGAACCAGTAATATCATAGTTAATACGAATTGTCGTCAGATAATTACGCATTTTGAAATGAGTATTATAGTTCAGGATATCACCTTCTTCACTGTATTCTTCTACAGCAGAAGCAAGACGAGATACCTGACATCCAGCTTTCAGATATTCAGAAGGGATGTAAGATGTAGGGTTACCATCTGCTACAAAGCAAGTGTATACCCAAAGGTTGCCATCCTGATAAGGTGCACCTGATACGCGTACTTGGAAATCTTTATTATCGAATTCCAGAATAGCAGTAGGTCCAAACCAGTTATCTTCCAACCACAACAGGATAGGTGTATTACCCAAACCAGCTGTAGAGTCATCAGTAATAGCAGCACCATTCCATTTTGCGTCTCTAATTGTTACAGCTCTATCAGCATCAATCATTACGCTCCATTCCCAGCTTGGCTGATCAATGGTCATTACATTACCAAGACCGCCAGTGAGCATATCCAGAGAAGTCTGGTAACCGTTATCCTTAGTACCAAATACATAAGACAATACGGTAGCAACCTGATATGGATTCTATTGTGAAGCTGCACTGATCTTAGCAGTGTCAATCAAGTCTGAAAACCATTTACCTTTGTATAAAACTAAGTTATTTAGAATATTATTATCCATAAAATACTAGTAATTTTAATTTAATTAGTTATTATTAATTTGCACGTAGCATTCGTGCAGCAGAACTCCAGATATCAGTATCATTCGAGATCTCTTGTTTTTTAGTCTTTCTACTTACTCCAGTTCTATTTAGACTTTCTTTAAATTTGTTAATAGCTTTGGTAGAACCTTCGCTCTTAGCAGCCTTCAATAGTGTGTCTCCCTTCATAGTAAAGTAAGCAGACTCAAGTAAGTTCTTTACGCTTTTGGACCAATCCTTTTGGAATTTTGTCATGCCATCAGCGTCAGGCTTAAATATATATTCAAGTAACACCTATTTATCTTTTTCAGGTATTTTAATACCACGAATATTATCCATGCCTTTTATTTCAGTGACAACGTTCTGGAAGTATTCCTGTTGACGCTTTGCAGCTGCCTTAGCTTGGTTTTCTTGATCTTTCAATAGCTGTTGTTTCTTTTGCTCTTTAATCTCTTTAAGAGCTTCTAAAGCATCTTCAGCTTCATCTTCAAGCAACCCGGCATCTTCATACTTAGTTAATTTCTTGTCTATTTGTTTAGTACTAAAACCCTTTTCTTTCAAAAACTCTTTCAATACTAATTTCTGATTAACTTCGTCATCTTCAATGCTAATCTCATTAAGGTCTAATTCACCTTCAATTTCAAAGTAATCTCTAAGATTTCCACCATTCTTAACAAAGTTATCTAAAGCCTCAACTTCTTCACTTGCATATTGTGGTACTGAATTCTCTTCAATTACTGCTTGAAAGTAATCAACAAGTTCTTCTGGAGTAGAAGGAACTTCATCATCTTCACTTAATTCCCAACCCATCTTTTCAGATATAGCTTCAAAGAATGTAGTTACTGTGTTATTATCAGTAGTATCATCAGTATCTGCATCATCGTCATCATCTACATCTTCTTCTTTCTTAGGTTCAGGTTCAGTTACTTCTTTTTCCTTCTTACCTTTTTTAGTCTTTGTAGGTTCTGGTTCAATGTCATCATCGTCATCATCTATATCATCGTTGTCTTCTGGTTTACGTAGTTTTTCCAGTTCTTCGTCTGTCAAAGGCTCACTAGCATCATTATCAATATCGGTTTTATCATCCTCTTTGCCAGTACTTGTTTCAGTTTTAAATACATTACCCCCTGGCATGAAATCTTCAAAGATTTCGAAACCGTTTAATGTTTCTTTTTCCATAATTATATATAATTAGATTTTATTTGTTGTTTAAAATGCATTGACAAAAATATTTCAATTCTTCAATACTCTTATCACTCTTCATAATATTCACATACGCACATACCAATTGAATATTATCTTTTGTATACCCTTTGTTACTATCTATTCTATCAATAGAAATATTGGTAGAATGTTTTCCTTTACCTACAATAGTACTCATCTATAAATTAGTTAGTGCACAAAGTCCAGATTGTTTATTATAGAGATCTATAAGAAATTCTAAATCTATATCGAATTGTAAGTTACGTCTATTTTTAGTTTTACGAACTCTAGTTTTACAGCCGTTTAATAAAGATCCCAAGTAAATATTTATATCTATATTTTTGCTATTGATTCGCGCAGCTTTCTTATAATCGGCTACACATTTTTTACACTAAGTAGATCTACCTAATCTGGCTGTATTCTATGAATTTAATTGAAATTGATCAATATCTTTGTATAAACCGCAAGTTCTACATATTAATTGACCGCTTTCATTAAATCTGGTCAAAGTTCTATTACTTGGAGTATGCTTACTACATTCTATACAAATACCTTTAAATCCGCATATTGCCTATTTATTATGATGAAAATTATCAGCATTCATTACTTTATACTACTGACACTTATTACATAATTTATAAGTTACACCATCTATCACCTAGAATATCTGTTTTCCTAACTTTCTATTGTAAGTTTTCATTTCCTTTTCTTTTTAGCCCATTTGCGGGCATTAATAGCAAAGGTAGCCCTTTTTCTAGTTAAAGGATTTTTGCTATGTTTTAATTGCTCAAAAGATTTACCTGTCTTTTTAGAGGTTGCTGTTAGTTTCCCTCTATTCTTCTTCTTTATGTGTATCCCTCCGTCCTTGTGGTTCGGTATCGGATACTGTGGCATTATCATTGCCATGTCTATCAGATCGCTCATTTTTGATAAAGTATTTATTGATTAATTTATTCTTTCTAATTGTTGTTATACATAGCAGCTGCACCTAAACCAAGTAAAGGAATAGCATTGAACCATCTAGTATATTTGTTAATGTTATTAAACTGTCTACTAGCTCTGGCTACTTCTCTCATAGAATCTATATTTGATACTTCTTCTATTACCTTCTTCATCATTTTGGGAGATACTGCTTGTCCTCTTCTACTAATGTGACCGTTATTAAACATATATTCTCTAAGTTGATTCATATGAGCTTTCTGTTCTGTTGGTTGAGTAAAATACCAATCTCTATTATCAATACCATTAATAATATCTTTGCTCATCTAATAGAACATATTATTGCCCGCATCTGCACTAGGTAAATCTCCAGCTTTTAACATATCAGTATAATGACTCCACTCATGTTCTGTAAGATAATTTCCTAGTTTAGTTCTTTTAGGATTAATACCATAATAGAACTCTCCGTTGTTATCCATGTCTTTATACATAGTACCTGTAGCAGAACTTAGCTTATCATTTATTTCAGCTAATTTAGGAAGTTTTGTAGGATCATCATTATACGCATTTATTATATCAGCATATGCGGTAGTATAATCATCTCCAAATTGTCTTTTAACCTAATTAGCTCTGGTAATATATTCTGGATCATCCATTAGTCTTTCAGCTGCATTGTAACTCTGATTAACCGCTTTAGTACGTTTTGCTAAATCTTCTGCGCTAGTATTAATTATATTATCTAACTAATTATTAGTTATATTTTTATTTACAGAAGTATTAAAGTTATGACCATAACCTCCCTTGGATTTTGTTTTAGGAGTAATTCCTTTATATTTACTTCTAAACTGTTTAACAGTCATCGGCATGAACGGAACTAACCCTAACGCAGCTAAACCTGCTCCAGACCAATCCCTATTACTAACAGCATCATATACATCATATGCAGCAACTGCATCACCTACTGGTGTAAAGTTAGCAGCATCTTCTAGGTCTAATAATGGTTTCAATCCTCTAACTAATGGTCCACCTGTAAATCTATCAATCTCATCTGTACCATTATTATAGTAGTCATATACCTATTCTTCGGTATATTTCTTACCATATCTATCACTATAAAGTTTACCTTTATATGGTATTGGTTCAACTATAGTAGGTTTATTGGTTGAAGGTACTTCACCACCATTCTCTGCTTTTATTATATTTTTGTTTGATACAGAAGCTGTAGTGTTAAGTAAATCTAATATTACATTATCGTCAACAAATAGGTTCAATATATCTGCATCTTTTCCAGTCCTACGAAGCTTCTATATATCTGGCTTGCCATATACTTTTAATGGATCAAGATTATTTAACTTACGAAATTCCATTAATCTAGAATAAATTTCTTCTGGTCTAGTAAGATAATCAGTATAATTTCCTTTATCATATACCTTCTAATCTTTTATTATAGATTCTATCTACTTGCTAGTAGCTGCTCCATATTTATTAAGTCTATGTGTCATTTCATGTAATAGATTTTCTCTATTAGGATCTCGGTAGTCTTTACTAAGAACTATTCCTTCATTTGGATGATAGTACCCTTTTGCATTTTTATCAATACTTTTTACGTTATTATCATCTATGGTAATAGGTATTTGATCCAATCCTTTATATGGTATATGATGTTGTAGATTAGTTTTAGCAAAATCAGGGGTAGTAAATCCTTTCTGAATAACGTCTAACTGTTTGTTCATATATTTTGCTTTACTATTAGCATACTATCTACGTTGAGAATACCAATTTTTTAAATACTGTTTCTCTTCATCTCCAATTTCACCACCATCTTTATACTTATAAATAGGATTTTCATTACCTTCCCATGTAGTAGTATATGTAGTACCATCTACAGTCTATGGATAGTAACCTAACTTAGCATCTTCTTGTAATCCTATCAGAAATGTAGGATGCCAAGGTTTCTTGAGTATTTCACCTGTTTCTGAATCTCTAGTTGGTAAATGATAAGATCTGTCTTCCTCAATGTATTCTGGCTCATAACCAAGTTCATAAGCTCTTTTCAGATTATAACTACTATCATCTTGCAAATTATCTGGTAATGAAGCTTTCCAATCCAAATAGCCTTTACCGGGATTTTGTTCCCGGTAAGACTTTAGGTTCTGCATTCTCTATTTAAATGCTTCTCTGTCCATATCAATACTTACATGTTTCTAAATACATCTTCAATAACATTACTAAACTCTCTGGATCTGAAGAATGAGCTCTGAGACAAGCTGAGTACTTTCCTTCCATGAATTTATCTCTTAGTAATAGATAGTAAGTTAAAGCGGATCCATCTGTGTTACAAGTCCACCACCAGTAACAGTTGTAATCTTTATTTAGATCTTCAGGATAGAGTGTCTGCAGTTCTTCTAATATGTTATTTGCATCCATAATCTTTCAATTATTTCTTTCCACCTTTGCCCTTTTTAGAGCCTGACTTTTTACCTCCACATGCCATAATGTTTCCTCCTATTTAAATATGTTAAATCCTTTTCGTTATCATAAGCTTCTTTTTCAAAGCTTATATTTCTATAAGCATTACCCTTCATAAATAATCTTACTAGCCATTCACAAAAGTAAATCAGATAGAAAGGTATATATAACAATTCTTTCATTTGAGCTGTATGTATACTTTCATGATTAATATCTTTTTCAGACATTTTCATACCTTTGCGTACAAAACACAAACCAAATAAATTTATTGCTTTAAATCCTTTAAAAGGTATAATGTTATTATATATTAATTTCATATTACTTCTCTCCTACTACTTTATTCTTCAATGCCGTTTTAGCTTTCAGTTTTTCTCTTTCTAAAGCTGCATCATCTTTCATCTTCTACAGTTCTTTCTGAGATTGTAGTTTCTATTTCTCTAAAGCTACTTTCTTTTCTTCTATATCTTTCTTCATCTGCTGCTCTCTTAACTTAGCATTGAATTCGAATTGTTTAGAAGCTTCTTCAGATGCTTGTTTTCTTTCTGCTAATGCTTGAGCTGCAATCTCCATTGGATCTGGAATTCCATTGTTATTCTGATCCATATTTTCTGCACCTCTATATGCATTAAGTTGAGCTACTGTAATCTTAGTTGCATTATTAGAATCTATTTCATATTTCTTAAGATCCATTTCTGCTTCCTTGATCATTAACTCTTCTTCCTTAACTTCATTCTGCATCTGAATCATCTGTTGTTCTCTCTGAGCTTGAGCCTCTTCCATAGCTTGTTGCTGTTCCATACGTTTCTGCTCAATCTCTTCAAGTTTGTTTCTAATCATCGTAGTATTATCATTAGTAAATATTTCTACTACATCAAGCAGACTAGCACCATTTTGCATAGCAGGTTGTATAAGACTTCTAAGGAACTCAATATTCTGTTGATTCTTAGTAGAATCATCTACAAATATATCAAAGTCTTCATATGGGAAGTTATCTGATAGCGTTAAGAATGCTCTAGTAGCGTCATCTAATATGTACTGAAGATGAGTCTTACTACCATCTTTCCAAGCCCATTTGGCTGTATTCAGTAGCATATTCAAACACTCTCTCTTTACTTGATTATGTGTCCAGAACCAAGGTTCAGTAATATGAGTCGATTGCTGTACTGATCTTTCTACATTACCTACTAACTCATTAGATGATATTGAACCTTCACGTTGTTTACTTACTCCAGATATTTCAGATAACATAGATTCAATCTTATCCATAAGCATAATATACTAATTAATAGTATTAGCCATAGTAAGATCTAATGCCGTTATTTGATTGAACTGTGATGGTTTACCGCCTTCTCTACCCGGTATATCCCATCCTTCTTCATAAGGATTAATAAAATTAACACCTAGCGCAGATAGGTAATGCATCCATTTAGATACATCAATATTCATTGATTTAGGTATCTAAGTAATATCCATATTTACTACTTTACCTTTATCCCTAGCCATTGCAAGTTCTAGACGATACCAAAGTACAATATACATATACTGTAATGGTTTCATCATACTTACTAAAGATCTTGGTCTACTGTTAGTATTATTATATATTACTCCAGTATAAGGCAATCTTTGTGCATTAGGATTATCAGATGATACATATTGATATTCAACAGGTTCTATACCTATATAGAGATCTTCTCCAGCTCTATACCCTTCCCATGTTTCAATGATCCATTTCCATTCAACAGATATTTCCATACCTGTTTCTTTGTATGTTTCATCTACTTCATATGTCTCAGGCATACCTGTTTCTGGATCAATTATAGTAACAAATCCAATCTTCTTGAATGACTTCCAACATACATGATATACTTTGATATTATCTCCACTTCCATCAAATGGGTTAGAGCTAAAACCATTAATAGTATGAGTTTTAATATGCGGATAATCCAATGATGTTTTTCTTACTTCAGGATTAATACCTCCTTTAGCACTATCACTCATCATATCAAGTAACTCATTCAACTGTTTCTCTGTCATCTTATCGTACAGTCTGTCATACAGTTCAGTTACTGACATATTCATTTCATAGCAACACCATTGTGCTTCGTGAATAAACTCTAAGTCTGATGTTTCCGTATCATAATCAAAGTAGATAGGATTGATGCGTTCTAGACATGGTTCTCCATTTACTATACCTATATAGTATATTTCTTCTCCACCTACTAATGCATCTTTCCAACCTTTAAAGAACTCATGATTAATGTTGAGTTTATTCTTTAAGTACATAAGACTATGATATGCAGTAATCTCTGCAATATCTTTATAGTCTTTACTCATGTATTTCTGTATCTGTTCTGGTGGCATAATCTCACCAGATTGCAAAGCTTCTTGGTATCTAGCCTATTCTTCAGGTCCTAGTTTACTCATGATGGTAGCCTGAATATAGTCCATCAACATCTGTTTAGCTTTTTCCTGTAACTCACTAGTTGCTATCTCACTAGTACGTACTACCTTAAAGTTAAAAGGTCTTTTGGTTTCTTCACCTAATAGTAGGTCTATCTTTGGCTTGATTATATTATAATCCTAAGCCATTGCAGGGAAACCGTCCTATTGTTTAAATGGGTTAGTAACATACTTAAGATCTTTCTCATTGTATATACTATTGTAAAGATCATAGTAAGTCTACATCTCTTCCTTGCGAGTTCTGGTATTACCATTCCTAGAACCTCCTTGACTGTGACCTATAATGTAATCTACACAAGATTCTCTCCAGTCTTGGGTCTTCTTAGACATTGGCAACTTCTGTATAGGAAATTGATTGATATTTTTCATAGTTAAAACATATATGCTTCTATATTATCATTAGTAATATCATCGTCATGATACCACTCTTGAGTAAAGATAGGTCCATCAAATAGTACCCTATCTCTATTCTCTTTTTTCTTCTCTTTAACCTTTAGATTATAGAGTTGTTCTCTATAAATCATTACCTGCATCAACGCCATGACTCTATCGAAGTTTCCTGTATCATTATAGCTTATAAGTTCTTCTAATAGCGGCTCTGATAGTATATTATGCAGGTTCTTTTTACCGGGAGCTTGTTCATCATTTAACCAGTCTTTAATCAAGCCTTCTCCCCATTGCTTAATCTGTTTATTCATATGACAACCCTTTTTTCTCTATACCTTAGAATTACCTACAATATCAGATATAATATCGGGTTGATCAGCAAGTAAGTAGTCACAATGTTTAGCAGTAAAGTATGGGAACAAACCTTTACGTTCATTTTCATACATTATTCTACCATTATAGTAAACTGCTAGTTTACGTAGGTTCTCGTAGTATTCTTCGGCTGTTGTAGGGCGTCCAGTGTATTCAGCAACAATTATATCATAATAGTTTTCAAAGCTCTAGAATCGCTTGTAAACGAACGTAGAGCCTAATGAATTAGTACCTGACTAGTCATGGTCATATGGGTCTACCCCAAGTATATATAAACCAACGGGAGCATCCTTTACAGGGTGTTCCCATATAACTATAGATCCAGTAGGATCATCATCCTTCTTCAATGGATAATGTGTAATATCACCAGTTTTCTTAAGTACCCACTTAATAGAACCATTAGCATCCCATATCAAATCTCCTACCTATTTGTGATTACTTAGGTGTTTATTTATACGTATATTTGCTAGTTGTTCTTGTAGTTCTTTCTTAGGGAATATGTTACCTCCAAATTCCAAACATGCTTCTTGTGGTGTTATACAGTGTTCAGCTACATAACGGTCTACTGCTACTGAGTTAGTAGCATTCTCTATTACCTTTCTACGTTCAGCTAATATGTACTCTACAGACTTCTTATACAGTGTATTACCGTCATCATCCATGTAAACACGTTTACCATTCTCATCACGGAAGTCCATATTGGTATACTGAGGAATAAAGAATCCACACAGTTTATCAGATGGAGTTTCATCCCATATATTCTTAAATCCTAAGCAGTTATAACCATCAGGATTATAGAACATATCTTTTAGTGTCTCAAAGTGACTATCTTCATCACCACCAGTACCAAATGCAATCATTGTACCAAACGCAATACCATCTTGTTCTACAGATGGTCTAGCGATTTGCCATGCTGCACCTAACTCTGAGAAGGAACCAGCCTCTTCAAATATAATAAGTTTACCAGCTTTACCACGAACTACGTCTGGGTTATCTTTTAGAGTAACACCAATGATTTCTGATTTATAACCACTCTCAACCTCATTACCGTATTCATCTTTAGTAAAGAAACCAGCACGCTTACGCATCTAAGTATTAACAGATCTCTTCTTACCCCAAGCTGTGTTCTTATCTATAAAGTCCATATAGTCCCACGCTTTAGTAAGAATACCGTCCTCTGTTAAGTATTGCTTATTACTAGCATAGATATATGTTTTGCTGCCTGCAAATAGATAGTAGTTACGACATGCCATTGCTGCATTCTTATATGAATAACCCTTACGTCTACTCTTCAGTGCACATAAGTGTTTACTTTGTTCTTCTGCATCTTCTACTGCTAAGAAGAAGTAATAGTCATAGTCATAGAAGTCTGGGAACTACAAATCACGTGTTTTTTTAGTAGTTGTAGATCCATCTGGATTAGTAATTGTAGTATAGATAATTCTTTGAATAGGACAGAAGTTTAAATAAAAATAGTTATACCCACTAATGAAATCTCCATCATCAGCAGTATAACCATACTTACATCTATCCATTTGTTCATCCCAATATTTAAAGTACTCTGACGTACCAGCGGGATACTAACAATAAGAGCCAGTCTCCAAAAACTTGAGGGCTGGCTATCTAAACTTATTGCTGTTTTTTATCTATTTACTGAAGTCTACTGTCATTTTTTACTAATTCTTCAAAGGTGTAATATTTATAGTTTGTAAATGCGAATAGTTCTTTTTTTATAGCTTTTAACTTCTCATCTTCCATAAATATAGGTCTTCCTAATTCATCCTCCATATAAAATATTACATTTTTACCTCTCGCTTTTTCCATACTTTTTACCAAATAATTCTAGTAAAGCTTCTTCTAAATCTTTAAGTGTTAACTTACTGTAATGATGTGAATTAGCTTCATCTATTTGTGGAATTAAACCTGATTTCTTTTCTACAATTTTCGGCATATTCTTTCATTTGTTGCAGATCCATCGTTCTATAAATAAATCCTACTTTATTGCCTATTATAGTATGACCGTATAGTACTTTGAATTTATTATTACTAATTTGTTCTATTCCTTTCATACAAAGTTTAGTTAAACTACAGTTTATCTGAGAACTCTGTCAAACTCACCTACTTACGATTAGGCCCATCATGAGCTGTGTTTATTGTTAATTACTCAATAAGTGACTTAGGTGTTTACGTTGTATGCGCGCCATACTTCAATGCGTTAATGGTAGCTATTGTAATAGTGGAGCTTTCTATGACAATTTGCACATAACACTATGCATTTATCAAGTTCTCTTATTATCTTGTCTGTACTAAAATATCTCATAGCTGCTATAGTATGTTCTTTATCCTTTATATGATGAAAGTCTAAACAAGCTAAATCTTTTTCTCCGCATAAAATACATCCACCTTGACGGTGAGTGTCTTTTAATTGTTTTATTGCAATCTTATATTCCTATTTCCTCTACCGAATTCTATCTAAATTCTCAGATAAATGTTTATAATAAGATTCTCGTTTATCTTGCTTTATACACTCCTTGCACCTAGCAAGCATTTTAGTCTTTGCTTTATCTTTAAAGCCAAAAGAGTTTAGAGGTAGTACTCTTTTGCATTTACTGCATGTCTTTTCCATAAAATTATTATTTTTTAAAAATGCACCTCTAACATGCATTAATGGTCGCCCCACCATCGAATCGAACCCGGACCTCAACTTTTAGAGAGTTGCGTGCTACCACTACACCATAGGGCAATATTAAGCTGGAGAGGAAAGATTCGAACTTTCAAGCCCAAGAGATTTATTAACGACGACTTTAGGGCGCTTCCGTCAATCTACTGCCGTGTGCCAATTCCGCCACTCTCCAGTGCCGGGGTTCTTCCTTTAACGACGTAACCCCATATCGTCGCTTGGTTTAGAACCAAGATTTGATTCTCTTCCACAGACTAGGTTTCTTAACATTTAATGCTCTCAGAGTATTATATGCTTCATCAATCTGTGCCCAAATCTCTTCTTCGCTTTTAGTCATATCAATGACAATATCAATCTGCTTTTTCATATTAGTTCAATTTTATCTATTATAACGTGTTGTTTAATTTAAGTTGTAATTGATGTATTATCTTGTCAATTCATAAGGATTAACTTTAGCATCACCTTTAATCTTAGATGTACTAAGCTCTTCTGTTTTCACTGCTTTCTCTAAGAAATCTAAAGTAACATACGCTCCTTTTACTTTTTCAAATCCAGCTAGATACTTCTCAATTTTCTTTTCATCTAAGTCTTCACCTAATGATTCTTCATAGTAATCACTGAAACTGTCAAGCTTACGTCTCATATTCTGTAACATCCTAAGTAGACGAGTATTGCAGAATTCTTTAAACTGTTCTTCACATGCTACTTCTGCTGCAGATAATTCATAATTAACGTCATCGAATAGTTCTTCTTTTAACTTGGGTTCAATGCTATCAGGATCCATACTTAGTACATAAGGACTATTCCATTTATTCTTAAGTACAATGTAACTAATTACTTTAGTAGCATGTTCTTTATCTGCTTTATCGGCATCCCATACCTTTTTAAAGCATGGGATACCTAAGGCATCAGAATGAATTACAACTTTACCACCGACTATATCAAATAGTTTCATAATTACTTATCCTTCTTATATTCTTCATGTTCTCTCTTGATTCTTTCTATTTCTTCAAGATCGTATGAAGCTGTAGCATCACTTATTACTACTATTTTACAGATATATTTCTCTTCTTTCTTACTGTAGAATGATTGAGGAATTACTATATCTCCAGCTTTAACATCAATCACTTCATTCTCTGTGATTACCTAACCATCTGTTCTTAATCTGATAAGCTTTCTATCACAAGTATATTTTTCAGAACTATATGTTAGTGAATTCTTCTATGTGTCATAGATCATGTAATCACCATGTTTGTTTATCAGTACCTTTTCCATACATTAAGCTTTTTCACAACAAACGCAATCATTACATGGTTTCTCAAGTTCACGTCGTTTATTATGTTCATCTCTTCTACGATAGTAGTCCTTCAATTCAGGAGAATGTAACTTAATATATTCTTTTTCTTCCCAATTATTTGTAACAGAGTACATCTTAAGTACTACATCTCCTTCCTCAACATCAAATAACTTCTCATCATCTACAATCCATTCACCGGGTTCAGTTATTGTGTAACTATAATCATATCCACTACCGTATGTTGCTTTGCTTACTTTTTGTTCTTCAAAGTTCGCTACTATCACATCACCTTCTCTCTTTGTTGCTATATACTTTACCATAATTCAATCAATTTTATATCCTAAATACTTTTCTTTATGCAATCTCTGTACTATCGTCAGTGCTCTCTACAGTGGCACATTCGGATTCACATAGTCCTTCAGTGTCTTGTACTTCTACACTATCTGTGTGTACGTCTGCAACTCCTACTCCAGACTCTCTGGTACTATATTTCTGTTCATACTTTTTAGTTAAATTATTGCAAATCTGATCAATTTGTTCTGCTCTATCTAATGTAGTTTCTTCTTCTTTCTTACCATTCTCTACCATTACTGTAGTAAGTTCATCAATCATATCGCTTGTGAAATCATCATATCTGATAATATCATCTTCAATACATTTCTCAACTACATCATATAACTTTTTCATTGGTTTAGTGAATAGTTCTGGTCTAGAGTTCTTTTTCTCCAGTTCCCACATATTTTTGCTTTCTTCGTGTGTCATTTCTTTTAATTTATTAAGTATTTTAATATCCGGTGTGTTTATATATTTATGCATAAGATCACATATGTAAAGAGTTTTATATGCTATCTCTATTGGCACTTCTCTAACTCCGGGTATTATTCTATATCCTGAAGTAGGATAGTAATCACTACTATCTTCTTTCATGCATTGAAATATATGATCAGATATCATTTTGTTTCTCTTTAATTATAGTTTTACTGATGCAACCAGCAGCCCAACCAACCAAGTAAGCATAATTCTCATTTCCCTGAGAGTATGATTCTATAGCATGTACACCTACTTCTTCATATATGTAATCAGCTACATGTACTGCTTCATGCGGTATTGAATCATCTGTAACTACTTCTAAGTTAGGAGCATATACCAAACATCCATATAATCCGTCTGATTTTCTACATACTGAATATGTACTCATGGCTATACCTTCTTGCTCAAGCTCCTCGTCTATGTTTTCTATCACTCCAGATTTATCTGTTAAGTAGAACCTAAATTGTTCGTCTAATTCTTCTGGTCCTACAGCTACCCATAGCTTCCTAGGATATATCTGAGGGTCATACATATCAATTTTTCGCTTCTTCTTCATATCTTTTCTTTATTTTGAACTTTCCTAAGTAAGCGAACATCACTGGTTTAGGATCTAATTCTGTTATTACTTTGTTAGTAAACTTGAACGGGCTATTGCATATTACTTCAACTACTTGATATGGTAGGTTATACTTGTTACTTAGTTTAGTATATATACTCGTCTAATTTCTCATGCCATTCAACCTTCTTATAGTATTTACATGTAGCTAATGTAATAGGACCATTTAACGTATTAGGTCTAATTATATTTATCAATGCTGCTACATCTACCCAATCACTGCTATATAACGTGTCACTCGCAAGTACACTTATCTTAGATTGCTCTTGTTTACTATATTTGCGTATCGGTTCATATATCTCTATATCCTTCATATAATCTGAAGTAAGTAGTTCTGTCCTATTAGTTACTATAGTAAACATATTAAATGGTAACTGTTTGCCTCTAATCTTACTCCATAACTTCTTAATATAAGGATACTTCTTCCACGCTATTATAGATCCTGCCTCAAGCAGGAATGACCTCATCTTCATCTTTATTAACTTTTAATATTATTGTGATTTGTACTCTATCACCGATTATTTCAGGTATCAAAGCTTTACTGACCATTACTTCATCATCTGCTTTACCTACCCTTAATATGCCTTGCTGTTTGAACTTAGCTATGTATCTACTAAGATTATCAGGAGTAATACCTAAAGTACGTTTAATATACTTCCTATTCTCAGTACTTATTACATTCTTCCTTACATTAGGGAGTTTTGGTGTATTGACATCTATATCTATAAATGTTGTTAACAACTCTAACTCCCTGTCTGTAAGCTTAAGTATACCATTAAGGCTATTTAGAAATTCTCTGTATAAATCGGTTCTAGATACGGTCTTAACCAATTTATTCATTAATCAGTTCCTCTTTAATTTTATTTAATACTTTAGTAAGGTTATAGTACACTGTCTCAGCTTCTAGCTTAACACAAGGTGGTACTTTACCTTCTGAGTATTTATCCATTACTTCTTTGTAATCCTTATCATACTGATCTACCAGATTATCTATTAGATCTACTACTTTAGTAGATTTATTGTCTTCCACTTCTTCCAAGTATCCCTCTTCTACATATAGATCTGCAATATCATCAGATATACTCATTGATCTGTACGAATAGTTATCTCCTTCGATATCACCATTGCTACATTCCATAGTAAATACTTGAGGATCTTCAACACTATTTACTAACACATCGCCCTTTCTGGCTGATCCGAAATCTTTAATTACTTTATATTTTAACATATCATTTCTTATTTTTATCATTAAGTCCCCATATGGCTAACCACATCATAAAAGAACAGAGACCTAATACTATTAATTGTTCCATGTCTCTATAAACGCTACATGTTAAAATAGTTAATAGCTTTTAACATTTGTTAACAGTTAATTAACATATAAAAAGAAAGCCCGACCTAAGTCGAGCTCTCAATGCCTTTCAGCAGGGTTAAAAATATGTTTAAATATATATTACTTAACGGCAACAATATCATAAGGTTTCACTAGTTGGGTATCCTTTACTAGATCAAAATACATTGCAAATTTCTTGTTATAAGCAATAGTATCTCCAACCTTAAATTGTGGATCAGTAATATTAGTAGGGATTTTCAACACAATACCAGTAGCCCAATCAGATTCTACTTCTTTAGTTTCTGTTTGAGTGTCATACTCATTAAACCCATTTTCATCTACTTTACCATTAGGAATTTGTTCTGTAAATTCCTTAGTAACCATAATAGGTGCTAATGGTTTAACTAATACGTCTTTTAACATATTCCAAGTAATACCATTAACTACTGTTTCTAATACTTTATCTTCCATATTCTTTTTTTAACTTAGTTTCTACTAATAACGTATTATTCTTTGTTTAGTTTGCTTTTACTAGTATATTTCCACCATTTGAGCAACAATAAGTTACTGCTCTTTGTGGACATTTGCCACTACCTATGAAAGCACAACCATCACAACTACCTGATCTGTTAGGCTCTATTATATACTGCAAACCGTTGATCTCTACTGGAGTTTGGCTTTTGATTATCTCTGCTAATTCTGAATCGTATATTGTCATAATAATATTGTTTATAGTGCGTATTCTCTATCTGTCCAAGGATTGAAATCTTCTTCTATTGGAGGAGCTGGTTCTGTTTTACTTATGACTTCCCAAGTATAGTCTTCTGGTTTTATAGTAGTATCATATTTATCCGCGTACTTTGGATCATAAGTATGCCCAACAAGTACCTCCCAATATCTGTTTATAAAAATCATAATTCTACTTTCTTAAGTATATAACCTTGTCTACAGTAGTCTGTTAACTGTTTAGTACATAAATCTCTACCTAGTAAGTCACAGCCCATACAACCACCTTGTGATTTTTCTGGTGCTAAAAAATAAGTCTTTGATTTGTAATCTATGTATTTGCCAGAGTATGCCAGTGGCATTTGTTCTTGTTGTTTCATATGCGTTAATTTTATATGCTATAATTTATATTGTAATTATCTAAAGTAAGAGTATATACTATAAAAAAATAATTATTACTACTTACTTAAGATATACAGTCTGTAGCAATATTCCCCCTTACCCCCATATAAACGCTTGTTAGTGTGTTTAGGTTGCCTATTTGTTAACACTTATTAACAATGTTTAGGGCTATTTAGCAGTTATTATTTAACATTATTTAAGAAAAAAATATATAAAAATTTTTTAGTAATCAAAATTTAGATAGGGGGTATCAAAATTATGAGAGAAAAAGTGAATGTGTGAAGCTGCACCATAATCACTCCCCGATATATGGATACGGAGGAGATACCCGGTAAGGGCTAACGTTTGCCGTTATTAAAAAGGTATCTAAAAATGTGTATGAAATCGCAAATTACAAAAATTGATGCCGTTGAAATGGAAAATGCATTCAACGAAATTAATGTTTGTTTTTACATTGAAGCCAGCCCAATCGTTGAGAACAAAGAGCTAGACGAAATGAGTGAGG